TCTAAAGATTTTCAAGATTTGTTTCCAAAGATTCTTAAAGTTAAGAAAAATGGAATATCTAAAGATGAGATAAGTTTGCAATTTAGAGTGTTCAATAAATCAGAAGACTTAAAACTTTATTGGGAAGAGAATATTGGTATAGTATTTGATAATGACATGGAAGTTTGGCAGGGATGGATAGAAGACAAAGAGATTCTTAATATTGAAAATTTAAAATAACATGTATAACGAAGACTTTGTACAGAAGATTATTACAGAAAGAGGTAGAGAGGCAGCTCTTATTTATTGTGAACTAGAAGCAGAAAGAAACGATCTGCTTGTAAGGGAATATAAATACATGAAAACTCTACCGTATGATCAGTATATGGACTGTGATTACGAAAGACAATGGTGGACACTGCGTGCAGAAAAACTTAAAAATCAATAACATGCTAGAACTATTACAAAAGTATCCAGAAGCAGCTAAGGTGGTTAAATCCTACTACTTGGAGGTAATGCTATCAACATTGAACGATGATTCTCTTCCTGAAGACTTTAAAGAACATGTAAGAGAAATGGGAATAGATGATGATAAAATAGCTAGAATACTCAATGGATCTCCAAGAAGCATGTTTGATGTGTTTGATGACAATGGTATATTCATCAATATAACATTTGACCATGAACATAGAGTGTTTAGGTATAGCGTAGAAGGAGAAGTGGATAGTCAAGACTATCTATTTAGAAAATCTGCTGAACAAGAGGCTATAGCAGAAGCATTTAAAATCTTAAATGAAAGACTATGTCAGACCCAATCGTAGACCAGGTGATAGCCAAGTTTAAAAGTAGGAGTGAAGTAGGAGCTAGGAAGTATGGAACAACCCTACATGCAAACAACAAGGATAACTATCTTCTACATCTCCAAGAAGAATTAATGGATGGATGTAACTATATTGAGAAGCTCATGACACAAAATCAGGAGTTGATTGAAATAGTTAGAAATACGCCTAATGATTCAGATCTTGGTAGAAAAATAAGAGACATGGTTAGATAGAATTTTCAAAATGTCTTGGTTATTAGAGGGGATTGCAGTAAGTTTGCAATCCCCTTTTTTTAACTAATAAACAAAAAATTATGGATTTAGGATTAGACGCATTGTCGAAAATAACCGTGTTCAGTAAATACGCAAAGTATTTGCCAGAACAAAAACGTAGAGAGACCTGGGAAGAGATTGTAAACAGGTATCAGAACATGATGATTAAGAAATATCCTACATTAGAAGAGGCTATCATAAGTAGTGGGGAAATGATTAAAGAGAAGAAGGTGTTACCATCTATGAGAGCTCTTCAATTTGCTGGTCCAGCTGCTGAGGTGAACAATTCAAGAATTTACAACTGCTGTTTTCTTCCAATTGATAGCTTACATAGCTTCAGTGAAACTATGTTTTTGCTATTAGGGGGAACAGGTGTAGGTTATTCTGTACAGAAACATCACATTGATCAACTTCCTGCTATTACAAAACCAGGTAAGGCTAGGAACTATCTTATTGAAGATTCTATCATGGGATGGGCTGATGCTGTAAAGGTGTTAATGAAAGCCTATCTCGAAGGTGGATTTATGCCTAAGTTTGATTTTAGATCCATCCGTCAGAAGGGTGCTAGATTGATTACAGCTGGTGGTAAAGCTCCTGGTCCTGAACCTCTTAAGATTTGTTTGTCACATGTACAAGCTATTCTTGATAGGAAACAAGAAGGAGATAAGCTTACGCCTCTAGAGTGTCATGATATTCTTTGTCACATTGCTAACAGTGTTCTTGCAGGTGGTATTCGTAGGAGTGCTATGATTGCTCTGTTTAGTCACAATGATGAGGAGATGATTACATGTAAGTACGGAACATGGTATGAATTGAATGAGCAGCGTGGTAGGGCTAATAACAGTGCTGTACTTGAAAGGGGAGTTGTAGGAGAAGAAGAATTCTTTAGTCTATGGAAGAGGATTGAGGCAAGTGGATCTGGTGAGCCAGGGATCTATTGGACTAACAATAAAGATTGGGGAACTAATCCATGTTGTGAAATTGCTCTCAGACCCTATCAGTTCTGTAATCTTTGTGAGGTGAATGTAAGTGATGTAACTAGCCAAGATGATCTTAATGAGCGTGTAGCTATTGCTGCGTTCTTTGGAACACTTCAGGCTGGATTCTCTAACTTCCACTATCTGAGACCTATTTGGGCTAAGACAACACAAAAGGATGCTCTATTGGGAATTGGTATGACAGGAATAGGAAGTGGTGAGATTCTTAACTACAATCTTGACATTGCTGCTCATGTAGCCAAGGTGATGAACAGCATGATTAGCTCTGTAATAGGAACCAATGAAGCAGCTAGGATTACATGTATTAAGCCTAGTGGTACAACCAGTCTGGTGTTAGGTACAGCTAGTGGAATTCATGCATGGCATGCTCCTTATTACCTCAGGACTATGAGGTTTAATAAGAATGAGGACATGGCAGCCTATTTGATGGTTAATCATCCAGAGCTCTGTGAAGATGATGTTCTTCGTCCTACAGACACTGTATGTGTACGTATTCCTGTTAAAGCTCCTGAAGGATCTATTTTCCGTACAGAGACAGCTATTGACACATTAGAACGTGTTAAGAAGTTCTCTCTAGAATGGATTAAACCAGGACATATTAATGGTGATAATACACATAACGTAAGTGCTACAATTTCTATTGATTCTGCAAGAGGTTATGTAACTACACCAGATGGTTATCAAGAAGTTGTTGTAGGAGGTAGAAATGAATGGGAAGTTGTAGGAGAATGGATGTGGAACAATCGTGAAGTTTATAATGGTTTGAGTGTGCTCCCCTATTTTGGAGGCAGTTATGCCCAAGCACCTTTCGAGGACATCACTGAAGAGGAATACAACAAACGTATCACCTCATTGACATCTATTGATTTAACTAAGGTGACTGAAATGGATGATTCAGTGGATTTTGGTCAAGTGAGTGCATGTAGTGGATCCCAGTGCGAAATCAACATCTAATGAAACAAGAATTTATAAAAGACGTTCATTATTATCTCGATGGAGATAAAGTTGTTTTTACAGAAGCTTATTTTTTACAGCGTGGATATTGTTGTGGGAACAAATGCAGACATTGCCCATACACAAAACCTGCTGTAAAGGGTAATAAAGAACTGGAGAAATCAAAAAAGATATAGTGTTGTTGTTTTTCGATTTATACGCCCTAGGATTTCTATCCTTTGGGGCTTTTTTTTAAATTTAAGATTATGAAATGGAAAGAGTTTATATCAGGATATGAAGTATCTGATTATGGAGAAGTTAGAAATAAAGTTACTAAGTCTAAAATAAAACCTCATATATCAAAAGGTTATGTAAGAGTACGCATAAGACATAGAAAGTTTTCATTTCTACTTCATAGATTAGTATTAATGACTTTTGACTCTATACCAAATCCTGATCAATATGTTGTAAATCATATAGATGGTAATCCTTTCAATAACAATTTAAATAATCTTCAATGGTGTTCACAAGAAGAAAATCTTAAACACTCTAAACAAATTACTAAAAATGGTACTGTTGTATCAAGGAAAAAAATACTTAAACTTTATGAAGATAATAAAGAGATACCATTAGCAGATTTTATAAATCTGCTAATTCAAAACTGTAAGTAGTGCCCCTATCCTGGGGCTTTTTATTTGGCCCGTTTAATTATATTTTGTATATTTGGTAAAAGAAAAATTATGGCAAAAGCAAAGGAATCATCAGGAAGTAAGTTTCAAGAAGCGTTAGACAAGTTAAATAAGACGTATGGTGTAGGCACAGTGCTTACATTAGATAGTAAGTCAGGTGGAGAACACGATGTTATTAGTACAGGAAGTGTAGGTTTTGATTGGATTACACTAGGAGTTGGTGGATTTGTTAAGGGTAGGATGTATGAACTCATGGGATGGGAGGGTACAGGTAAATCTACCATCTGTGGACATGTTGTAGCAGAATGTCAGAAGAAAGGTGGAACAGTGCTCTATATAGACGGTGAGCATGCTGTAGATAAAAGTTATTTTCAGCAAATAGGTGTTGACACAACAAAGATGTTAATTGCTCAACCATCATGTGGTGAGGAAGGATTTAACATTGCTATGGAGATGATAAACACTGGCACTATTGATCTTGTTATTATTGACAGTGATTCAAGTTTAATTCCTAAGAAGGTGTTAGATGGTGAGGTGGGTGATTCGTCTATTGGTAAAAAAGCTCTACTCAATAGTTCTGCCTATCCAAAGATGAAATCTGCCCTATCTGAACACAATGTTTGTGTAATTGTAATTAGTCAATATCGTGAGAAGATTGGCGTTATGTTTGGTAATCCTACCACTACACAAGGTGGGCATGCGCTGAAATACTATTCAGATTGTCGTATTGAGGTGAGCAAAAGCTTGCTGAAAGAAGGTGATGTGAATTATGCAAATCTGACCAAGGTGAAAGCTACTAAGAACAAAATGTCTCCTCCCTATAGACTTCATCAATTTGAGATTGTTTATGGTCTTGGTATTGATAAGGTGAAGGAAATCATGGAACTTGGAAATGATTACGAAATTTTCAAGAAATGGGGAAAAACTATTACCTTTGGTGAAACTAAGTATGATATTGAGCAATTTAGTGCACTATTGTTAGACAACGAAGAGTTCTATAACGATATTAAGGAGAAGATTAAAACTAAGATTAAACAAACAGAAATCAAAATTGAAGCTGATGTTGACAGTGAAATTTAAGAAACTTCATGCAGATGTGAAGCTCCCTATTAAGGGGAGCTCTCACGCTGCTTGTTATGATGTATATGCTCACAGTGTGAGCAATATGAATGATGGTAAAATCAAGGTGGGTCTGGGCTTTGCTACAGAGATTCCTGTTGGATGGAAGGGCATCATTGTACCTCGTAGTAATCTAACTAAATACACATGGGTTTTAAACAACTCATTTGGTGTAATTGATAGTGACTACAGAGGAGAATGGATGGCAGTATTTTCTCCTATAGGTAATAACTTTGGATTCCCTTATCAAGTGGGAGATCGTGTAGCTCAAATATTCTTTGATAAGGTGCAGGAAGTTGAATTGTTAGAAGTTGATTCTCTAGATAGTTCTGATAGAGGAACTGGGGCATTCGGCAGTACGGGTTTAAATTAAAACAAACAAATATGAAAAAGACAAACAACGTCTACAAGACAGACAATGGAACCTACAGAGCTAGGAAATACGTTAATGGTGTAAGGATTAGTAAAAACTTTATGACCATTAAAGCTGCCAAAACTTGGCTAATGTCACTTAACTAATTCTTATGAAAACTCTATTCTATAACGCTGTATATTGTAATCTATGTGATGACACTATACAAAGCTACCATAGGCATGACTACAAACACTGTAAGTGTGGTAATGCCATGGTGGATGGAGGACTAGATTATTCTAGATGGGGATGGAGTGAAGAAGGGAGTGTGATTGATTTTAGTATGTATATAGAAGACCATCCATTCTCCCTTATCAGACAATACTTCTATAGATGGAATGGTGTTATTGGAGAATATGTTCTTCTTAAAGATATTCCTGATGACTGGTTAGAAGCTATTCTCCTATATTACATTCCTTCTGATAGACAAGTGGCAAAAATGAACGATGTTTATCTGATATTATTTCTAATGGAAAAACAATATAGAATGTATGGCGAAGAGTAATTTAATACTTCATATTGATGATTATGACTTAAAATTGTTTGAGAAACAATATATAAGTCTTGTAGACTTACATGAAGAAATCGAAAAACTGTTTCAAGAAGGAGAGAAGATAGATAAGCGTAAGAAGAAAGTTCACAATGATTGGAAAGAGAAGATTAACTTTCTAATTGATATGTACAATTCTAGGTCTAAATTCAAAACCTACAACAAGGTGTAAATGAAATGTAAAACATGTGGGAAGAACGCTGAAAGCGAATATTGTTTTGCCCACAAGCCTAGAAAATCTATGCCAAAGACCAGAAAATGGACATGCACCAGTGGAAAATGTGGAATCCAAAGAAGAGAAATGAAAGATTTCTTTAATGAACTATGGAACCAACGAAGACATTTCTCTGAGGTGAGTGGGGTTAGATTAGGCAGTGAGCCATTGACAATATTCTTTCATCATATACTTCCAAAAGAAAAGTATCCAGAAGCTGCATATGATCCAGAGAACATCATATTCCTTACATGGGAAGAACATGATCAAGTTGAAATAGACATATACAGATATGAAGAAGTGAATAACAGACGTGAACAACTAAAAATTAAGTATGAAAAACTTAAATAGTACTGTTTTATATGGACACATTTATAAAATAACTTCTCCATCAGGACTGATTTATATTGGTAAATCAATTAATGTAAAAGAACGATTTAAAAAATATAAAAATGGAAATGTTAAAACTCAAATAAAAATATGTAGGTCTATTCAAAAGTATGGGTGGATTTCTCATACATGGGAAGTAATAGATTCTGCAAATTCAAAACAAGAGTTATCAAATTTAGAGATATTTTATATAAATAAATATAACTCATTTAAACGAGGTTTAAATTGTTCATTTGGTGGAGAAGGTGTAGGAAAAGGAAATGTTCCTTATAATAAAAATAAAAAAGGACTTTTTAGACATACTTGTGAAACTAAGCAAAAAATTAGCAACTCTTTAACAGGTACGATTAGATCTGATCTTTCTAAAATAAAATATAGAGAAAGTAAATTAGGAGAAAAAAATCCTATGTTTAACAAATCTCAAAGTGAAGTTACTAAACATTTAAAATCGTTAAATCATGCTAGATCTAAAAAGATAAAAAACATTGTTACAGAAGAAGTGTTTAACTCTATTAAAGATGCAGCAGAATCTATTAACATGAACGTTAACACGTTACGTTATAAATTAACTTTAGCTAAATACAATCAAACAAATTTAAGATTTTATGAAGGAACCGAATAGAGTAAGGAAAGGAGAAATATCATACAAGATTTCTTTAAATGAAGAACAGATCGAAGCTAAACGATTGATTATTAATAATCAAATTGTTATCATCACTGGTAGAGCTGGATCTGGTAAGTCATTAGTTGGAGCACAGTGTGCTTTAGATTTCCTCTTTAAGAAGCAATGTGAAAAGGTGTTTGTTACAAGAGCTACAATTGAAGTGGGGAACAGTCTAGGATTTCTTCCTGGAGCGATAGAAGATAAATTTAATCCCTATCTAGAAGCATTCCAAGAGAATCTGCTTAAGTGCTACGATCATCTAAAGATAACAGAACTACTTGAGCAAAAGAAGATTCTCACCTATCCTGTACAATTCATCAGGGGTAAGACCATTGATGACCTATTGATTGTAGAAGAAGCTCAGAACTTGACAAAGGCTCAAATGCTTGCTATTCTCACAAGAATAGGTAAGACAGGAAAGATTATCATTAATGGTGATCTGGAACAAACAGACATCAGAGACAATGGAATGAATGGATTAGCATATGCTATTGAGCTCTCTAAGAGAATAGAAGAGATACAATACATCAAGCTCAAAGAGAATCACAGGAGTGACATTGTTGGTAAGATTTTAGATTATGAATACGGTAAATAAAACAAACAAAATGAAAAATCAATTCGTGTTTACACGCAAAGAAGTGGCAGGTGGAACTCCTGAAGCACCTGAGTTTAAGTTATTCAAAGACAGCTTTAACATTGAGAAAGTGATTAGAGCAGTGTCTATGGAAGATGGTAGGATGCTTGTATTGTTGGATGATATACATGAAAGAGCTCAACAGGTTCCTGATGTAGATCCTAAGACAAATAAAATGAAGGGATACAAGCGTGAGCGCAACACCTATCAGACAGAAATCTATTTAGAACCAGAAGATGCAATAAGGTTCTATGAGCTGACATCGCTGTAATAAAAAAGCCCCTGTAAAAAGGGGCTTTTATTATTTTGATAAACGCTTTTGTTTCATAGGCCACTGAGGACTCTTAAGACGAAGCTTTGTGTCAGCTTCCTTCATATAATTATCCTTAGGTCTAGAGTTAGGAACTTTAGGAGCCTTTTTAGGTTTGCCTGATTTCTTAGCTTTACCTGATGTCATTATTTACAACCATATTTACATTTACCACCACTCATCATTTTCATTCCAGACTTGGCTTTCTTTGCCATCTTACCACCATTCTTAATAACTCCACGTCCTTTAAGAATGTCAGCCTTAGTGATCTTACCATCCTTATTAAGGTCAGGGAACGATCCACCAGATTTCATTTTCTTCTTAGGAGTAGATTTCTTAGGAGTGATGTATGGTCCTTTGGTTACAGAAGATTTAGGAATCATCTTACCAGGATACATTTCACTTTCAACTGAATCTACAGCAGCTTTCTTCTTAGTTACAAGTTTACCTACTTGAGCTTTTTTAATCTTTGTCATTTTCTTTCCGTATTTAGCTTCGTTAATATCTTTATCACCACCAAAAAAACTTTCTTTTCCTTTCTTTTCACCTCTTACACCAGGAGCAGTTGATTGTGGAACAGAGTTCTTAGCACTAGTCTTTATTCTTTCACCAATCCTTTTTATTCTACCCTCTTCCTCATCTTCTTTAGTTATTTTATAACTTCTTCCTTTTCCTCCTGAAGTACTAGCACCTATAGAAAATCTGGGAGAACCAGATGGTCTACATTTTCCACCCCCACCTGGAGGACATGGTACATCTTCACCATCTTGAGCTCTTCTAATTTTCTTAACAGTTGCCATAATTATTTCTTTTTAGTTTGTGACTTAATCTTCTTTTCTTGCTTTAACATTTGTGCTGTAGGTTTCTTTCCAGATCCTTTGTTCTCACGAATAGAATCCCACAAACCATGTTGTGATACAGATCCATCTTTACGTTTAATCATCTTTTTCATATCAACAATTCCATTTTTTAAGTGCCAGTGATTTTCTTGTAGGTTTACCGTTAGGTTTTGTCATAGGTCCTTTAACCCCTGACATCCTTGCACAGAAACTCTTTCTTCTATTAGCAGCCTTACTACCCTTCTTTAATTTTGAAGGAGGAGTGGTTACTGCCATCTTAAGTTTAGATCCAGGATTAGCAGCTCTATAGCTAGCAACACCTTTACGGTTGAGTCCACCTTTTGGATCTTTTCCTTCAGAACGTGTCCAAGCAGGTGTTTTACCACCATTCTTAAGAACATCTTTTCCTACATAAGCTTCTGCTTTCTGTGGATTATACACTTTGTTCTTAGGTATTCTAGCCATCTTATTTACCTTTACGAGCTTTAGCAATCTTTTTGAATGTCTTAGCTAGGGCTTTAGCTTTACCTGTACATCCAGGTTTGGTGATGGGAGTGCATTTACCTTCTGTACCTCTACGTTTAATAGAAGCAGAAGCTTTTTGCATCCACTTTTTATCTGTAGCCATGGTTATTTCTTTTTAGAAACTTTACCACCAGATTTCAAAGTCATTTTACCAGCAGCTTTTGGTGCTCCTTTTAAAAATCCTTTTACTGTTCTTCTTTGAACAGCACTGGTAGGTGCAGAATTATCATCCCCACCTTTAAATTTCATTTTATAGTTTCCGTCTTCAGAAACATATTTGGATTTTTTAGCACTAACTTTAGTAGCATCTCCCATAGACTGATACTTGCCACCAACTTGTGCCTTCTTAATTTTCTTAGCAGCTGCCATTTTATTTCTTTTTAGATGATTTCTTACCCTTAGCACCAAGTGTGCGTTCTTGAATCTTTGTCCAAGCACCTTTAGGATCTACCATAGGAGCTTTCTTTCCTTTGCCACCAACACCTGCAGAGATGTTTTTAGCTTTTGACATTGCTTTTGCCATTATTTAGACTTTTTATATTTGTAATCAGGATTGTCTTTGTGCCATTTCTTTGTAGCAGCCACACCTTCTTTAACAGTTTTAGCTTTGCCCTTTTTGGTGAGATTGATTGTGTCCCATTGACCCTTGTCTTTTGTAGGATGGTTTACAATTATGTCTCCTTTGGTAGCTTTATTACTCTTTTTAGCAGCTTTATAAACTACATGCTTCTCTCCACCAGCTTCAACGTTAACCTTTCCACCATCTTTGAGAGTAGATCCTTTGTATGGTCCTTTTTTCTTAACCAAGGGACCATTCGGAACAGGTGTTACATTACGCATCTTTGGAGAAGATTGCAATAGTTTTTTAATTGTAGCCATTATTTTTGAGATTCTATCAAGCAAATTGAACATAGTCCGTCTTTATCTAATTCTTTTATATGTATACCGCAGAGGTTCATGTTTATAGTGATGATGGATTATCTTCTATAGATTCCACAACTTGACCTGATTCCACTGCTCTAGCTAAAACACTTTCAATTGCTTCATTAGCTCTTTCAACCATTATGATTTTTTGAGCTTCTGGTGTAGAAAGAACAGCACGGAAAGCGTTTAATATTGTACCAAATTCTGCTCCAGAAAGAAGGAATTCATCATTTGGTGTCCATTTATAGGCTTTATTCCTGTCGTAAGTTTGTGACATATATTTAATTTTTGGTTTTAGGGGCGAATATAGATAATAAATTTGGAATTGCCAAATTTATTTTTTATATCGATATGTTAAAGACTATTGTTGCACTGCTTTTTATACTCTTGGAGAGATCCAGTTGTATTTGGAGCATATTGTGGAACTTTAATAGCTCTTCCAATAACATGTCATTGTACATGGGGAGAGAAGGAGCTAGTCTAAAGTGGTAAGAATTAGGATTCTTTGTTATCTCTAATGTAGAAAGCTCATCTACAGAATCAATGATTCCCTGAAGATGTGCCAGATAAGCTAATTCATTATCTGGCATCACCTGTGGGAAGAATTTTGTTTGTATTTGCATTAACTCAGAGTTAGCAGATATTTTGTTTTAGCTGCTTCTCCAGAAAGAGAATCAGCAAGATTACATACATCGTGATATGAATTTGCTTCACCATAATCTTTCAGGCTAGAAGCAAATGACATCAGTTCACTAACTACAGAAGCAGCAGGTGTTGATGTAAGAGCATCAATTTTATAAACACCAGGACGTTTCCCTGTATATCCCATAATCTTTTCAATCAATCCATCTTTGAAATCATGTAAATAATCGTACAATCCTCCAAGAGCTTGATGTTCAGCATAAGAGCTTGTCTGCCAATGCAATAAATGCAACTGTTCATGGAAATACGTGAGCTTTGCTGCGATGGTTTCAAGAGTCATAGCTCCTCCAGACTTTGACATCATGTCTTCTGGAAATAGGGATTTTGCCATTTTATGTTAGTTTTTAATTATAAGCTAAATAATAATCATACGTAAGACTTGCAAGAGTGGCTCTAGCAGCAGCACTAGCAGCTGTTGGAGCAGCGTTAGTTCCTCCAGTTAGAACAATTACACCACCTGTTCTATCGTTAGCAAGAATGTTAATGAAGATGTTATCTATATTTGTACTGTTTGTTATTGCAGTGCCTGATGAATAGAGAACATACAAATCTGGTGTAGCTGTTATGTCAACATTACTTATTGATGTGTTATTAGCATACACAAGAGAAAGAGCTGGAAGAGTTGAGCCTGTAAACAATGATCCTGTTAATGAACTACAATCTGTTAAATATATCTCAAACAGATTAGGCATAGTTCCTAAATTAAGTGTTGTAATTCCACTATTTGTAAGATTTAAATTTACAACACTTGATATATAAGAAACATTGTCTATTCCTTTAAGAACAAATTGCGAGGCTTCTAAACCAGATATATTCTCATAAGAAGTATTAGTAAAACCTAATGTCACTGTATACTCGTTTGCGTCAGCATATTCATGATTTAAAACTTGACTAGCTCCTGATGCAATAGTTACTGGTTGGAAAGAACTACCATCTCCCCAGTCTAAAATAAAATTAATAGATCCAGATTCCGAAGCTGTCAAAGTAAATTCAAAAAGACTACTACTATCAACTGTAGTGACAAACATTTTAAATCCTAGAAGTGATACTGGTATTATATCATTACAACATTGGTATCCTGTAAGTTCTTTCCATTTACCATTCTTAGGAATCCTATCCCTGAGAACTAGGCTACCAGGAACCACTTTTCCATTATAATCGTAACGTTCGTAAGCCTTTAAAATTCTTTTATTACCCATTGTTTATTGTTTTATATTATCCTCCACAGAAAAATGCAATTGTTAATGTTCCATTAGGACACAAATTATTTGCAACATCTTGTTTTAAATTAAGTTGAATAGTTTCACTATTAGGAGCTATCCATTGTCCAAGAAATCCATATGTAGAATTTAATCCAGCTAATACACTTGTAAGTGTGTTACCAAAATCCATAGCTACACCAAGGACACCAACTTCATCACAATATATTTCAAATGCATACACACAAATTGTTCCTGGTGTTCCTCCTGGAATTATTGTATTAGAGATTGAAACAAAAGGATTACAGCATTCATATGCTGGAACTTCTACCCATCCTCTTCCTTTGGGCATATTTCCTCTAAGGACAAGACTGCCAGGACTTATCCTACCAGTGTCATCATAACGAAGATATGCTTTCAGTAATCTTTGATTACTAGCCATTGTTTAGAATTTAAGAAGCTACAGCCTGAAATGACATTATTCCTGTTGGACAATATTCTTGTTTTACAGCATCTGGAACTGTAAGTTTTATAGATCCGTCAGACTGAGCAACAAAATACCCAATTGCACTTGTAAGAGGATCAGCATTCATAGCATCCACTAATTCATTTAGAGTGAACCATTCACCAAAGATGAATTCAGAGTGAACAACTGAACCATTACATTCAATAGCAAGCTGAAGATTGATAATTGGAAGAGATGGAGTGTAAAACAATTCTGTTCCATTGCAACACAAATATGTTTGCACTTCTTTCCAATCACCCACCTTGGGCTTATTCTTTCTAAGGATGGTGGAAGAAGGAACGATCCTTCCTGAACCATCAAATCTTGCGTATGCTTTTAAAAAGCGTTTGTTGCTCATTATTTTTGTTTTTAAGTTGTAACTATTGTCACTGTATTGTTAGCCTGTAGGTTTTGAATGTCTCCATCTGGATTTCCACTATTACAAGTCATTAGACTAGCAGGAATAGTAAGAGTTATATTTTTTCCTGCTACTCCATTAAATACATTATTATTTCCTACTGTATTTCCCAATTGAGTACAAGCTGAAAGATTGAATGTAATATTACTAATAATAAATCCTGCATTTTCAAAATTACGAGTTCCTGAGAAATTTACTGCCGCTGGAAGATTCACTGTTGTTAAAGTAGCATTGTATGCAAGACAAGAATCTTCTCCACCAAGTACAAAACTTGCTTCATCTATAATACTAACAAGTCCTGCGTCATATAAACAATAAGTTAATAAAGTAAAACCAGAACCACCAGTAAGACTAGCAGTAAGTCCATCTACTGTAGATGTTGTAAATGATGAACCAAGTAGTGTATTCCATAGTGAAACATCAGTAGCATCACCAACAGGAAAACCTAATCCAAATGTTAATTTTAATGCTGGTGGTGGTGGAGGTGGTGGACCAGGAGCTGGTCCAACCACTTGTATGAGCCTTTCTAGCTTCTTACCAATCTCCCATAAGAGATTAGACTCATTACTCCAACCAATTTGTTTGTTCATCATGTCTAAATGTTTTAGACTAAATAATTGTCAAGTTAAGTTGCTCAGCGCTCCAATCATAGATCCAAGCATTGATTGCCATTGCAGGTTGGTCTCCCCAATTGATGTAGTCCTGTCCGCTAATCGTTAGATTGCCTTGAGCAACTTGTTCGCCTGGTACTTCAACGGGTAAATCTTCATCAATACCATTCATTTGTATAACCTTGGTGAACAACTGCCAATAATTCGTTGCTGAATTTTCATAGTTGTCATTGATGCAAGTAACTTGAAAATACTCCGCTTGTTTGCTTTCGCCATTTACCCATACATTGATAGGTTCAATTTGTTTTGCCATTTTTATTTGTTTAGATATTAAAATATTTGTGCGTAGTTACCTAATTCAGTTAATTCATAAGATAATGTACCTCTAAATATAACTTGACCAGCACTTGCCCACGTTGGTGGTGTTACATTTGCAACAAGGTTATTGCTTACAATAGTAAATGAAACCGATGTTGTTGCCATGTTTGTATCATTAAACGCAATGCTTAATGTTGGTGTTCCAATTATTGATGTTCCGGTACCGAAATTACTTTTTACTGCAAGCCTATAAACGCAAGTGTATGTATCATCCAAATTAAATTCAGTTACACTTGTATTTTTCCCCTTAACTGCAAAAACAATTTTTGCTTCAACAAACCATATTTGAGATACACCACTACCAAATGTTCCATTTGAAGGTCTAACACCCGTGAAACTATATGTTCCACCGCTACCAACTGCTCCTGTATTTAAACTCCCCGTATAAACTGAATATTGCGAATCTCCATTGTAGTCCATATTACCACCAGAAATTGCAAACTGACCATTTAAATAGGCTCTACTTTGATATCCAAAAGCAACTGAATGTGAAGCAACTGCACTACCTCTATAACCCCCAGCAATACTATATATGCCAACTGCTCTACCATTAGAAAAAGCAGTTGATTGGGAACCACTCGCTTGTGCATCATAACCAAAAGCAAATGATGGGTTTGCTGATGCCGATGAATTATAACCAAAAGCGAATGCATGAGCATTTGATGAAATTGCATTATAACCAATAGCAGCAGAATGAACATTCCCACTCGTTGTTGCTGCGGTTAAAAAAGCAATACTTCCACTACCTGCTGATAATGCTCCTGCTCCTATTAACGAACCACTCACCCTTGCCGTTCCGTTGACATCAAGTAGAAAAGTTCCAACTGTTGTGGTATTTATCAATAATTTTCCACGAAGGTAATTATCAGCAGTTCCGTTCATGTATAGATTCCAACGATTTGTGCCGCTTGGAATGTTCCCAAAGAATGCGTAATTATTTGTTGCACCTATTAATTCATTATTAACAAGAAATCCATATTGGTCTGATACGGATGAGGGTGAACGAAATGTACCTTGTCCTACTGAAAAGTGTATTAATGTACCTAAATTAAATGATGAATCATTTGTTGAAGGTCTGCTTAAATATGATGCTACCACAGAGGTTACATCTGATAAAATAATTCCATCAACTGCCACACCAACACCAGTTGTTGCTCCAGTGATATTTTTGCTTATTCTTAAATTATACCCCGTCAATGTTGATGTTCCGATTGCTAATGCACCCCCCAAATAATTATTCGCAGTCCCTGCCCCATACAATCCCCAACCGCTATTGTTTGACCATTCAATACTACGCCAATCGGCAGCAGCAATTAATGTAGGATTAATATATAAACCTCTTGTGATGCCGTTTGCACCACCTGTTTGGTTGATGGTCGGGATTATTAATGTTGTTATATGTGTTGCCGTTCCACTTGTTGGGTTAAAATTCCTTTCAATTCTCAAAAGTGTATCGGTTGCAGCATTTGCATCACCACCAATAAATGTTTGTCCTAATGCGTTTACTGAAAATCTTGTGTTAGTGTTTTGTTGACGAACCCTGAATAAAACTGAACTATCATTATTTGTAATACCCTGTACAGTTGTTGTTCCACTATTGTCATTACTAAATATAAGAGTTCCATTTGTATTCTGCACCAACAAAGCATTTGTCGCACTCGTTGCTCCACTTCCCTTTATAAACGCATCACCATTAACCTGCAAACGCTGACCGCTGTCGGTTGAACCCGTATTGATTCCCAAGTTACCCGTACCAAACAACCTCATTCGTGCATTTGCATTTGAGAAGAACTCAATTGCACCCGTTGAAACTATGTCAAATTTACTTGTAGCATTTGTGAATTGAATGTATGCAGGAGTGCTTCCACTATTTGTTGCGGTGTTAAAAGTAATATAAGGAGATGTTCCCGATACAACTATATTACCATTTACTCCTAATCTAAAAAATGAACTCAATACATTGTTGCCAACTACTAAACCACTATTCGCAGCATCCCAAAACAAATTATTAGTTCCTGAAATGGTATTCGTTGCAGATCCAAAAGCAACTTGACCAGTGGCAATAGTTCCTGATAATCCTGTTGCTACAGTCCAAGACCTATTAGCAGACAAATCGTATGTTACACCATTTATTGTTAATGTTCTTGATTGAGGAACAAATGTAGACAGAGTTGACCCAATGACACCTGTCATTCTATCAATCTGGTTGCCTATTTGCCAAAGCAAATTAGACTCTGTACTCCAACCTATTTGTCTGTTAGCCATTTCTTTTTATTTTAATATACTTCTCTCCACTGAATAGATGCTCCTGCTGTTGTTGTTGTTGTTCCAAGATTGGTAACAGCAATTATGTAGATTTCTGAATCTGTAGAATCGTAATTTTGTGAAATGTAATTTTGTCTTGCATTTGATGCACTTGGATCAGAATTTACAGACCCTCTGTTCCCAACAGCTGCAGAAACATATCCTGAAGCAAATACAAGTCCATCTGTGTAAGCTGTAGCATTTACACTAAATTCTACAGCAGATCTTGCGTCTACAGGATTCCATGTTTCCCCAGTTAAGAAAGAAGAATCTGGAAGTTTTATCACTATATACGTAAGAGGTTCTTTCACTGAATAAAGACTGAACTCTTGGAGACGAGCAAACACTCTATTTGGATAGGTTTGGAATGTGTTAGTTAGTCTAATTGCTAACAAAGGAAGCGTAGCTCCTGCAGCAACAGATCTTAATGTTGTGTTTAATGTTGACCAGTCTTGACCAGCATCAGCATCCCCACCTTCACTCATAACTGTTGAACATATCTGATTGAATGATCCACCTGTTGTAGCTCCTGTATTAAATATCTCGCATCTTACAGGTAGATTTGGATTAGCCATGTAAGGAACATCGATTGTGTTAGATGTTCTAAACTCATGAGCTATTATAAATTGTCCATTAACTAAGAACCCACATCTCACTCTACCAAGACCTAACCATGTGAAGTCTGTATAAAAGAACTGTGTTTTGGTTATATCTAAATTGTATCCTGAAGGTCCTGTACCATCACACTTATCTGTGTTCCAAGAGGATTGTGCCACTTTAGAAGCATCACTTGGTGTTCCGCTAGTACTTGTTCTTACACAAAAACTTAAGACACCAGCACCATTTTGCTCAAAATAGATACCATCATTCTCATCAAAATACCCTGTTCTCTTTGTAACATTAACAACAGGAGCTTTAAAACAAATAGTTGAAAATATCAATTGACTCTTTCCAGGAATATAGTTGTGATAGATTTTTGTCTGATGAACAGCACTGCTTGCAGGATTTGATGTTGTAGCTAACAAAGCACTTGCCTGATCTGGTTGAAATGTAACAGTTCCACCATTTGTCAACTTGTCTATAAAGTTTATATTTAGTCCATAGATATGTTTGTAGTCTCCAAGAGTGAATGGTGTAGATGTTCTAAGTCTAGCAAAAGCATCTAGTCCTGTACTATCAGCATAAGTGATACCATCGTCAACAATTACGTTAATATTATCTAGTTTAGACGTAATTGCAGAAAGCCTAGTGAGCTCCCTAAGAAGTTCGTACAAGAGGGTTGACTCTTGACTATATCCTATCTGTTTAGATAAAATAGCCATAATATACAAATTTATGTAACTCTCATTGATAATCAATGAGCTACGAATAATTTAAGTTAACTAATTAGATTAATTCTAACTAGTTAAATTATTTACCTTGTCCACGGTAGTTCTTTTCAGAACGATCGTGTTTATTGAAAGCTCTTTTAGCCTTTCCTTTCTTCTTCTTTCCAAAGTTAACCTTCCTTGCGTCTGAGGAACCTTTTCCTTTTGCCATTATGATCAGGTTTTTATTTTATGCTAGTTCAGAATTGAACAGTTTGAACTTAGATATGCGGTCAGCAAGTCCATGTGTACCGCCATTAACTCTTTTAGTAACAGCTGTTACAACATCATCTGTTGCTCCCTTGTCACAAATAGTCCAAAGGTTGTTCTTGTCGAAGAACCATGATGCACTTACAAGTGGATACTTATCTGATACAAGGTCTGGATTAGCTACGCAATCCTCTCCAATAAAGTTAGAGAATGCCTTGTAATTATCCTTGCCAGTAAGCTGAATATAACCTCTTCCTCTGAACTTGAATCCATCTCCAGAAGCCTCATCACCATTGCCCATCCTTGAAGCATACACCCTGTTTGCAATCATCTCTGGATTACGTGCATACTTGTCTGCTGTAGCCTTGTCTTTAAAATACTTAGGGAACACCTTCAATAAGCTATCAGCTGAATAGTTTAGATTCTCCTTTAGAAACTTAAAGTTCCCAGATTCATGTGCAGCTTGTGCAAGAAAGTGGGAAAGCCTTAGAGGATTTGTCATATTAAATCTATCAATTATAGAGGTGATCTCCAGCATTACAGGAGCTGGAACTTTTGTAGAAAGTTTTGATGTACTAATCATTGTTTCCTTTTTTAACGGTTTGCCAAGCGGAAATTCCAAGAGACAGCGCAGCAAATGCAGCTGTTGCCTCAACCAATATGTCAGACGGTTTAATCTCTCCATGAGAAAAACTATTAGCTATTAATGTAACACAAAGAGATGTAGCAGCCATACCACCAAAGAATCTCTTGCTACTAATCTTTCCATCCTCTGAAAAGAGGCTCCAAAAAAAGTTCTTAATCATTTTCATGTTCTACTACTGTTGAATCTACAGATTGAGCACTGTCTGTGGTAACTTTCTTCTTACCCCAGAAGTTTGTCTTTTCTTTAATATACACAGTGTCTCTAACTGTAATGGTTTTTACAACCATTGCGTCTTTCTTTAGAGACTGATTCTCTTTCTTAAGTTCTTCTACATTATTTATTATTCCTTTCTCAAGCTTCTCTATTTTCTTATCCACCTTTGGAATGTACACAAGAATAGAATCATGCAATTTGTGAGAGGCAGCTAAAACGCTATCGTAAGATGGTTGAGCCTCTTCTTTTTTCTCAATAACCTTTGCCATGCAAGAGGTGAAGAGAAAAGCAATTATTATAATGTAATTATGTTTCATTTGATTTTCCCAAGTTCTTGTAAAAGAATAAGTTTAGAAGTGGTGGCAGCAGCAATGCTATCTGATTTTTTCAACTGAGAGGTGAGCTCGTCAATTTTCAATTCTAACTTTTCAATTTTAGCACTTTGCTTTTCAATGAGTTCACCATATTGCACTTTGGAATCCACATAGAGATAGCCAATTGCAGCAAGGGTGATGAGAAGGAACGCTTTCACTGGTTCTTTTGTGAACTGGTCAAAGCTAAATGAAGGGACGAGTGAGTTCTTTTTTTGCATTTTATTTAGGGTTTAATATAAAAACTAGCTCCATATACAGGTTTTCCATTAGGTGATACACCTGCAGAAATTCCATATAACCTATCACGTTTAGTTTTCAGCATAAGTCCAACACTTAAGTTTTGGAAATTGCTTCCTTGTAGGTAATCCACTGTAGCACCTAAGAACAATTGTGCTTTTGGTTTCTCCTTTACAATAGTTGTGTTGGTTATTGATGGAAACATTAAATCTGCAGACATTGATCTGCCTGCTAGTTTGTTATACTGAACCGTATCATTAATATATATGTTTCCAAACTTACTCACCTTCAAGGTGTCTTGGAAGATGTTTTTTGCGTAATATTTCAATAGGACCTCTTGCATCTGTGTAGTGTCAAGCACAGGCACAGAAATATAAATAGTAGTATCATGATAGATGTCCTCTCCTTTCTTGTATTTAATTTCTTTCACCTTAATGTATTGAGTGTCAATCACTTGCTTGATCACTTCATACTTTTTTCCACCAACACTAACTGTTTCTCCTGGAACTACAGGCTTACCACATTCTGCTTTATATAGAACAATTAATGCAAATAAGGCTAATGCAATATTGATTAGATAGTTAAGTTTCATTATTGGTTGTTAATAGAAATAGCATACCCCTCCCATTTACAGGAAAGTGTATGCTATTTAGTTTTGTATTTTTGTTAAAGACTAGAGCTCTTCGTCAGCCTCAAAAGGCACACCAGTAACCCAATCTTTCAAGAAAATGAACTCTTCAAGACCTTGAGGATTTACAACATTGATCTTTTCAAAATGAAATTCACTGTTGTCAAGGTCAGAAATTTGTTTTGTAAGAACCTTCACTCCTTCTTTAGAGAACTTGTAACCACCTTTTTCATCTACCAAAAGCATTCCTTCGCTATCTGCAGAAGCGTTATCAAGCCTAAGTTCATTAACCTTCTCATTGTATTCCTCAAGAATAGGTTTAATCTTTTCAAAAATCTTGAAGAGCTTCTTCTGGATCTTGGTTTCTTGATCACCTACGCTAGCCTGAATGTTCCTTACTAAAAAATTTAGTTCTTTATATGTCATAAAAATTGATTTTCGCAAAAATAGGGTAATTAATTTAATTATCCAAATTTATTTTACAGACCTAGTTTAAATCTACCCAGCTTGTTCCATCGTATAAACGAAGCTTATTTGTTCCTGAATTATAATATACATCTCCTGCACCTGCACCAGCTGGATCAGCAGCAAGAGGTTGGAAGTTCACCTGTCCTCCATTCTTAAAGGTGACTCTCGTAGTGGATGCTGTTTTCACTTGAATGAAACCATTTGTTACGTTGTTTTGAATAACACCTTCAAATCCATTAGATGGAACAAGTGACAAAGAAACAGCGTTTGATGCTCCTGATGCTTGTATTTTTACATCAGGTTGTGTGCTCTGGAATGTAGCTACAGCATTTGAACCACCAATAAACGTAATATCACTAGTGAATGTAGCTGTGCTATTGTTGTTCCATCTGATCCTTTCAAGATTACTTACACTGTCATACAATTGGAAGTAGTTGGAACCAGAAACAAACGCATTACCAATTCTCCATTTATTTGCTCCAGCGTTCTGGAAATTAAATAATGCATCAGCTGCACCATCTTGATAGATGGTTCCTGTAATTCTAGCATCACCTGTCACCTGAAACTGTTCACCACTATTTGTAGTGCTATTGACAATCACTGCACCACCAGCTGGATTAAGCCTTAATGCAGTTGAACCTACTATTGAAGTACCATAATACCCTTGAAGATCAACATAAGAACCACCTGAAGTACCACCAACTGAAGCAACTAAAAAACCATTGTTTCCACCTATTGAAGGATCAGCATTGATCAGTGTAATTTGGGCAGTTGTTCCAGCGGTATTTTTAACCAATAAACCACCATTAACATCAAGTGAGAAAGTTGAAGGTGCGTAAGGAGAAGTGGTTTTGATGCCTAATGTACCACCAAGATAATTCAAAGCAGTTCCTGCACCGTATAACCCCCATCCTGTATTATTGCTCCACTCTATGCTTCTCCAGTCAGCTGCTGATGATAAAGTGGGATCAATCAATATACCTCTTGTTATACCATTAGCTCCACCACTTTGACTAACAGCAGATCCTAACCTTAAATTAGTATATGTACCAGTTCCGCTGGAAGGATTAAAAACAGTGCCTACAGATAATTCACTATATGCTCCTGTAGTATATTGTGCAGCAAATAAATTATTTATTCTAACACCAAAACCATTGCCGACAGATAGTTGAGTTGTAAGATTTGTTTGAATATCTAATCCGTAAGTAACAGAACCACCCCAATATAATTGAAATAATTTAGCTGCATTAGTAGGATTGCTAATTATAGTAAAATTTGTACTAGATGATTGTACAACAAAACTACCCTGTACTGTTGAATTACCATTTAAAAAAGAAGTTCCTGTAACTTGCAAACGATTTCCGTTGTCAGCAGGAGTTGCTCCATCAAATATTTGTACATTCCTATTTGTGGTAATACGCATTGCAGAAGTGCCTCCACTAATTCCAAAAAATAAATCTGTAGGAGCATATAAAGCAGGCGAAAATAAATAAGTTGATGCTCTTATTGCACCAACAACATCAAGTTTATATGATGAGGCAGGTGTTGTAGTTCCAATACCAATATTATTTGAGGAACCATTCATCACTAAAAGTGATGTATAAGTACCATCTAATTCTTTTTTTCTAAAATGAAATGCTGCTGCATTTGGATATGCTGGCCATATTCCACCTCCAGAACCAGGATTATCTGCCGTAAACATCATTGCTGATCTACCACCTGAATTAGCACCAGCTGGCGAAACTTGACTTGTTATGCCAAATTCAGCTGTTCCGCCTGTTCCATAGATAAAATGTCCACCATTTAAAGTTATAGCATATGACTTTAATTCTATTTGACCATAACTTGGCCCACCTACTCTTAAAATACCTCCTTCAGAACCTCCATTTGTTAATGTAGCATAATAGTTAGTATTACCAAGCCTTGCAGCTCCATTAACATCGAGCAAGAATATATCCTCTGATGTTGTTCCCAAAAGCAATCGCCCTGCGGAGGTGAGGGTCATTTGTGGGGTTACGCTATACCCGCCCGTTTGGAATGAAATTTTAGAAGTACCTCCACTTGCTACATTTGAGTCAGTTCCAATAACTATACTTCTGTTATGTACAAGTGCTAAATTATTTGCAAATATTGTGTTACTGAATGCTGAAGAATAAACTGCAAATCCACCCGTTTGATTGTTATTATTAGTTGCAACAAAACCACCAAAAGCATCTATTCCTGCTGAACTATTTTTAAATGATGCAAGTTGAGCATTATTTGCATTTACAAGAATATCTAAAATATATGTTGGATTCGTATTGCCAATTCCTAACCTCCCATTCAAATAATTATTCGCAGTCCCTGCTCCATACAATCCCCAACCGCTATTGTTTGACCATTCTATACTACGCCAATCAGCGGCTGCGGTTAAGGTTGGGTTAACGTATAGTCCACGAGTGATGCCGTTTGCACCGCCTGTTTGGTTGATGGTGGGATTTATGTTGAATGCCTTAAAGGTAGCAGTTCCACTTGTAGGTGCAAATGTCCTTTGAAATAACACACCATTTGTATCTCCGCTTGTAGGACTTAAACTATTTCCTACTAATGCAAAATGTGATTGGTCGCCCGTTTGTGTTGTATTGCTATTGAAAATACCAAAGTTTCTACCACTTGCTGATGGGGATGTATTCGCATTTCCATCAAAAGCATAAATTAAAGTATTTGTAGTGTTTTGTCCTACATAAATAATGTGAGGTGTCAATAAAACTGAATCGTTTCTAACTCTCAACAAATTAGTACTTGAACTATTCTGAACTTGCAATGCAATTGTTGCATCAGTTGCTCCACTCCCCTTTATAAACGCATCGCCCTGCACCTGCAAACGCTGACCGCCATCGGTGAATGTGCCTCCGTTTTGGATTAATAGATTACCCGTTTGGAAAAGCATCATTTGATTAACAGTAGCACCACCTGACCTCTTTGAGAATATTGCAATCGGTATTGCTGAAGGCAAATCAGCAATAGTAGAAATAGTTCCACCAACTCCCCTAAACTCAAATGCTGAAGTATTTCCCGATGAACCAACATATCCTGCAAATAGCATAGCACCGCCACTTGTTGCATCTACTCTTGCCCCTTGAAAATATAACCCACCCGACCCGACTGTACTTGCTTCTGATATTCTTGAAACTAAAGTTCCTGAAGAATTAACACCTTCTAAATATGTATTATTGCTACCCGAAGGACTATTGAATCTCAAAGCACCCGTAGCGGTTAATGTCATCAATGCACTTGATGAATTTCCTGCTCCAAATTTTATTGTACCCGTAGCATCAAATGCTGCTATTGTTACACCTCCCGTTGCATGACCTGATAATATGGTTGTGTTTGCGGTTACTAATCCCGATGAACTATATCCTGAATTAATGTATTGCAATGTTCCATAAGTACCACCACTTGAAGCCTCGCCAAACAAAAATAAATTTCTTGCCGAAGTGCCATTTGAATTATTTAATACATAAAATGCATTATCCCCATTAATATTTTTTACTACACTTAAATTTGCCGTTGGTGCATTAGTCCCAATCCCCAACCTCGCATTAGCAGCATCCCAAAATAAATTATTTGAACCCGTCTGCGAACTCGTTCCATTCCAGTATGCAACTTGTCCTGCAACACCACTTCCACTTACATTACCCTCACTTAACCAAGATGTTCCATTATAATAGTCATTAGTGTTAGTGGTTGAGTTATAGACTTGTAGTCCTGTTGCAGGTGAAGCTATAGCATCACGCTGAACTGTGGTGAGTCGTGGTTGTAGGAAGCCTTTTGTGGTAGATTCTACATTTAATTGTGCTGAGTTTACATGAGTGATTGTTGTCGGGTCTCCTCCTATTTTAACACCTATACCATCAGGTCTTAAACACATTCCTAAAAATGTTCCTGAATTACCTGCATTGATTACCAAATCATAAGTTTCAGCATAACTACTTCTAATTATAGCTGCTGAAGCTCCTGCTCTTACAAATTGAATAAATCCATCTGTACCATATTCAAATGAAGCAATACCTCCACTTGATACATAAGCATTTAATGGGTAATTATTTGCTGGTGCTGTACCTCCACTAAATAATTTTAATGCACCACTCACTCTAGCTGTTCCATTCACATCTAGTTTAAATGTTGAAGGAGTTGTTGTTCCTATTAGAAATGTACCATTTATATAATGGTTCATTGCTACATCAGGAGCGTACAATCCCCATCTGTTGGTGATTGTTCCTGTTGTATTAACTGTAGGTGTATTTAAAAATAGTCCGTAATAATTTGTAATTGTAGCAGTTGGTCCTGAAGAAGTTCCTATAGCAGATGTAGACCTAAATGCATAATAATTAGTAATAGTCGAGTTCTTTGCCGTTGTAAACGTACTAGATTGAAAATTTGAATCATATCCATATGCGTTGGTTATAGTTCCTCCATAATTATTAATAAGACTTCTATATCCATATGCATTTCCTGTAACAATATTAGTTGTTGTGTCAAACTTTGCATGACCAGTAATAACATATAAACCTGCCATAAAATTATTGGCATTGGTGCTTATATCTCCTGCATAACCTCTGTATTGTATTAAATAATTTTGTGCAGATATCCTTGAACTTGCACCAGATAGTTTAATGTTTTGCTCAATATCAATTCCCTGAGATTGAACCACAGAAGAACCTCCCGTAACTTCTACATTTGACTGCCCCATATAAAGGGTGTTACCTGTAAAGGTTAGGCCATCAAATGTTTCTGATGCATTTGAAAATACAGTAGCAGGTTGTGTATAAGAACCTGAAAATGAATTCCTAGTTCTTAGCGTATTACCAAATAAATTACCTGCTAGATTAGTATTTGGATTCAATGTAAGGCTAAAACCACCACTACTTACGGTTCTGTTCCCTGTAAGAGTTCCATCACTATTGTATATATTATCAGAAGGAATAGTCCATGACCTATTAGCACTGAGGTCGTATGTAGTGCCATTGATGGTTAATGTGCGTGTTGAAGGAACCTTGTTATTAAATATATTCCAATCTACAGAGCTAATGTAACCATTTGATGTTGCTGATGCCTGTGAAATGCTTATTGTAGGGTTTGGACCTGATGTAATGCTTATTGGGAGAATGGCATTTATACTGAGAATGTTATTTGAAAATGCTTCATCTATCTTCTGTAGAGCCTCTTGAACACTATCGTTTGTATTGATGCCTGTATATATTAAATTTTCCCCTTCGTAAAATACGCAGGTGGTGCTCAATAGGACAGGGCATGCTGTGGCAGAACAAAGAACGTTCATATTATATGTATATAAATGATTAGAATTAGTTACGTAGAACAGGACATTCTACACGAGAGAGATTGGGCAAATTTAGTCAATCTCCAGCATCTACAATGTCCTGTATAAATTTAATTGGCATAATATAGCTATCATATATTGCTATCTTCTAGACTCAACACTCACTACTATTCCCATTTCTCTGGCAAGTTCAGGGTTAATTAGTGGAAGTACATCTCTTTGGAATTGATATGCTCCAGGAATAATGTTAAGGAAGTATTTTGTTGGATGAGCTTTATCTATAGTCTTTTGATTATCAGTTGCCATTCCAATTCCTTCTCTGAATACATGCTCTATAATCTTTTCAGATTTACTCAACAATCCAAGAGCAGGAATGATACTACCTCTAGTCATTGCTTCTGTAGATAGGGGATTATAGTAGAACCCAATCTCATCTGTCACTTTGTTAATTCCTTTTAGAATATACTTATATCTGTTTCTGGTTGCTGGATCCTCTTCTTCTTCTGGTGGTATTGCAAGTTTTGCACCAATCATTACAGCTAATGTACCAAGTAAAACAGCTAGTTCTTTAAATTGATTTGATAGTTCTGATCTAACAAGATCATAGAATTCCTCTTGGGTAATCTCTAAAACTTTTCCAGTCTTTCTATAGTAGTCTTCTTTCTTTCTTTCTAGCATTTCATCTAAAATAGCAAGACCTTCATCAGTTCCCTGAATAATCTGTCTCATTTTAAATATATTGGTAGCTCCAAGATGAGACCATGTTTTTAAGAACAATCTACCTCTACCATATTCCCATTGGTTAAGTTCTTTGTTCTTCTTAATATCAGATGTACGCTGACTTACTAGTTTAGGTATCCAGTTCTTAAACATCATGAATGACCTAAATATTGTATCTCTTCTATAGTCAGCTTTGTTATCAGCACTCATTTGACCATTCAGAGTCCTGACATATTCAACAACTGATGTTCTATATTTTGCAAGTTCTTCTATAGATACACCAGGGATGACCACTCTGTCATTCTCAATCTTTGCTATCTTGTCAAGGGCTTTTTCTTCTTTGAGTTTAGCAACTCGTTCTTCATATGTTTTTTCAAATGCTCTTCTTTCTCCCTCAGCCATTGTTTTATACCTAGCTCTATCTTGAGCTGTAACGTATTGTCTAATGTTTACAATCTTACCATCTACAACCATTGAGTTTTCATTCAATGTTTTAGCTGTAGCAAGTTGTAATCTTTTCTCAGGGAATGAGTTAGTCACCATCATAACATCAGTAAATGTCCAAGTGCTTAGGAAGTTCATATATCCCTGTTTAAGAGCAATTTCTCTCATTTTTTCTTTGGAGATATCTTCATTCAGTGGAACAATAAGATCAAGTAGTCCAAGATCCAAAGTTGTCATTCCTATACCAGTTGTGACACTTGCATTGTTCTTTACAAACTCTCCATAAGTTATCATTCTTCCAGCAGTGATGAATGCTTGAAAGTTATATCCAAAATAGTTGGCAATAGAAACTAAAGGACTTAAACCTACAGCTAGTGATTGTACAAGTTTATTAGAACTTTCCAATCCTTTCTTGATGGACATTTTCTTATTCTCTTTTGCCTCATCATCTTTACCAAACTTTTCTGATATTTTACCTATGTTTACATTACCAAAGCTATCTAGATTTTCACCAAGTTGGTAAATGGCATCATCAATAATGATTTGAAGTTGATCAGCATTTTTACTTCCAGACTTATCAACTTTAGGCGCACCATTTTCCCATACAATTCTTCCATTCTCATCTACTATAACTGTACCTTTATTCTTTTCTACAGAGTGTAATGTAAGAAGTGTAAACTCAAGATCTTTAGCACTCTCGTATTGCATAAGAGCTTTAATCCAAAGAGGACCAATCTTAGCCATGTCTTTAGATAGCTGATTAACTTCTTTATTTGTTCTTGTAAAATACGTAGGTATCTTCTTTCTTATCTGGTTTGTTTCAGGATCAAGCTTTGAGAACTTCTGTTCTTCATCCACTTTTGTAGTGAACATATCTCCAAAGAAGTCTTTACTTTCTTTTAAAACATCTCCTGAATTAGAAACTTTTTGCAACAACGAAGCTTCCATAAGAGGGAAAAATGATATTCCCCTATTTCCAATGTAGCCCATATCAATTGCTTTCTGGTTCAATGAAGTCATGAATTGCCACATTTTAAAAGCAGCATCACTATGAACCATGTTCTTGTACTCTGGAGAAAGGTTTTTTTCTTCGTTCATTGTCTTACCGAACAAATAATTAAACTGATATCCAGAATAACCATTGAATGTATCTCTAGTTATATCTAATTCATCTTTTAGTTTCCTTACCCTATTCTCTCTTCTTAAGAAGTTCTCATCTTCATCTGTTGAAAACACTGTGTTGTTGATCTCTTCCTCACCTCTTTGAATAGCGGCTTCAGCAAGTTTCATATATTCATCAACATATAGATTGTCTAGAATAAACTGTTTATCACCCTCTCTCTTTGCTTCTTCAAAAGCATCTTCAAACTTTTTATCAACCTTATTAATAAGTTCAAGTTTACCACCTTCCACTTTACCAATCATGTCAAAAGCACTCTTACCCATAGCCTTTGCTTCTCTTTCTAATGGTAAAAGTAGTTTACTATATTCATCAATTTTCTCATTTGCTTTTAGATTAACAAGACTTGCTGCGTTCATTATTAAGTTTGCTGCAAGATTGATAATCTTTGAACCAAGTTTGGATGCTTCTAGGAAAGTTTTTGATAGAGTGTCTATTGCTTTCTCTGGTGTAAGAACACTTTGTCCAAGTTCTTTATTCTCTTCTTTTTCAGCTTCTACTGTTGTAAATTCTTCTTTGAGAGCTGTCTGTACAGCAAATTGATTCTCAATCTCTTTTATCTTGTCCAACATCCTTCCTGTAGAAGAAGCAATGTGCTCAAGAGAAGCAAGAGTTTTCTTATCTTCTGCACTGAGATTTTTAGTTGGGAACTTGGTTAAGAATACATCGTCTAGTTGAGAGAATTTAAGAGCACTCTTTTTATACTCCATCAAATCTTGTAACTTGATTCTAATATCTTCTTTTGTAAGTTTTGTATAATCAATATTATCAAAACCTTTAAATGCTTTCGCAGCATTGTTTAAGAATGTTGTACCAACACCTACAAGTGGTTCAAAGTCAAGTTTTATATGCAGATGACGAATTGCTTTTGATAGTTCCTCTAGTTGTATATTCTTTGCAAACTTTTCTTCTGGAGAAGCTGATTTACGATAGAGCTTATCGTATTGTTGATCTAATGATTTAAGAAGTTCATCAATTTGTGAATTGTCGGTTGTTTCTGATGCAAGAGGAACCTGTAATAAATAGAGAGTGGTTTCTTTAGCATTATCCACCTTACCTATTTCTAAAGATGTTAGCTTTAATGGGCTCTTCTTATCTCCTGCTACAGAGTAGCTATAATTTGAAACAAATGGAATCATCCTTGTTTTACCAAGCTGATTAGCCTTAACTCCATAGTTGTACATCATTTTGACATACTCACTCATTTGACCTCTCCACTTTCCTATTTTATACCAAGGAATATCTCCTGTTTTTCTTTTATCTAAGTTTACAAACTTCCAGTCAAGAACATCCACCTTAACATCCTTCTCACCATTTTTCTTAACAATAGGTTGAATTGCAATAAAGTCAATTGTAGAAGCTATTGTTTCTTTACCCTTCATATTAACAGCTCTTTTCTCCAATAAGAAACGTGTTCCTTCTGGGTAAGAGTTTATAAGTTCTATGGCAAAGTTTTGTAATCTTTCTTTAATTGCACCATCAAGTTTTGTTTCAATATCAACTTTATCAAAGTTGGCTCTTTTGTAACCATCTTTATCTATCAAGTTAACAGAAATAAACCTATCTATAAAGTCATGTCCTTCAGTTCCCCAAAGTCTCTTCTGTTCATCTTCAACTTTATTGAACTCAGAACGCTCAGGCATGTTCTCATCTCTATCAAGCATTTCAGTTACAGTGGTATCAACTTCTTTACCATCGTATAGATAATGTCTTTTCTTTATCAACTTACCAGAAGCATCGTATGTAGCAGGAACAGGTCCCACTATCTTACTAGCTTCCATATTAATAGTGCTAAACACTTTATCAACAAGCTCATTCTTTTCTATTTGAAAGAATATACCATCGTTTACAATATCAGCAACTGTACCAGCCACACCACCTTCTAATATTTTAGCAGCAGTTTCTTGGAAAAGATCCACCTTAGTTTTTCCATATAGGTTTCTGATTGCTTCTAGAATGGTGTCCCACATTCTCTGTACGACATTCCTTTTCTCTTTATCTCTAAGCTCAGGAAATTCTGTAGATCCCTCACTGTTGAGAACAATATATTCAGCTATGAGTTTATCTACAGCTTCTTTCTTTATTTTACGAATGTCTGGTTTACCATTAGGTAGTTGGTAAGCTTTTTTCTTACCATAAGTTTCTAATGTTTGTTTGTAAATCTTATATTCTCCTATTCTAGATATGAGAGCTGTAATCAATTCAGGGTTGGTTTGTTCAAGAATAGCTGTTGCTATGTGAACAAGCTCCTCTGTAGTTGCCACATTTTCTCTTCCTTGAGCAATGGCTATTACACCTTTAACAAGATCAGCAAGACCAGAAACACCCTTGGCATCTACATTAGGATTACCTTTAAGATAGGCAGACAGTTCCATAATGCTAACACCCATGTCTTTAGCCACCTTCTCAACTTTCTCAAGTGTTTCTTTAGACGCTTTGGATGCAGGCATGTCATCTGTTTGAAGAAGAACAGCTTGCATCTCGTTCTCAGGAACATTTCCTTCATACAAGTCCCACAGGTAGTATGCAACGTTTTCTCTAGCAGCTACAAGACGTTTCCAAGAATCTAGATTTTTATTAGGACAAGTTGCCATATTAACAGATTGATTTTAAAATTTCATTAATTTCTTCAGCGTTATATCCCATTGTATTTAACATAGGAGCTTTCACCATATTAAAACTATAAGTTATACCATCTTTCAGTTTTATAACTCTTCTGTTCATATCTATGTTGCTTATAGCCTTTTCAGACTCTGCAACTGTAGGAGCAATTTCTTGTTCAATTATCACTCCACCATTGTATATATCAACAATTAAATCATCACTAACTTCAGCACTACTTAGCTTTTGGTAAGTTGAACTGGTTCCAGGAATTGTAATTGTTTCATTCTTAGCCTCAACTTTCATAAATCCATTTTCTAATTTGGAAGGCACTCTATCTAGATAGAATTCGTTAGCTCTGAAAGAATCCCCCCAGGCGTTGATTGCTTTATAAACAAAACTTTCATAAATGCTACCATCTTTGTTTTCAGAAGTTTGTATGAATGGTGTACCGTCTGAGTTATAAACCTTTTTAAACAATCCTTTCTCTATGTATGAGTAGTCACCTTTCTTTCTCATTTGTTTTTTCTGTTCCTTGGTGTAGTTACCTTTTTCCCAAGAGAACGTAATAAATTCAGATCTACCTTCTGCAGACATTGTTGAGAAGTTGAGCAATTGAGGAATAACACCTTTAGCAATTGCATTCTTAAGCTTCTTATCAACAAATGTTATCTCTGAAGGTCTAGTTGGTGTAGAGTACCACTTGCCCTTTTTACTCTTTTTCCATTTAGCTTTTCCAGAAGCAACTATTGAATTATTGTTCCAGTTGTTTCTTTGGAACACATCAAGGTTGTAAAACTCTGCTAAGTTAGGCATATTATCTAACTTAGATATAGTTTCGTTATATTCTTCTTTAAAATCTTCGTATGGAAGAAGAGATGTAAATGCTATTGGAGAATTCGTTAATCCAGACTGTATTACAGCAAGTCTAACAAGTTTTTTATACAGATCGTTACCCTCAGCTCCAAGATGTTTCTTTAGTTCTCTAAAGCTGTATATCATTAAGTTTTGATCATACACTTTGTTACCCTTTCCTGCAATGAACAGATTGTTTGGAGCACCTTTTTTCTCTCCTGGTTTCTCTCTTATTGAGTTGATAATCATGTTGTTAAACAAAGGATGTTCCTTATCAGCAAGTACTTTCTTTTGAAATTCTATCACTTGAGCTGATGCACTTTTTACATCACCCTTACCTAATAGAATTTCTTCAACTTGTGAATTAAATGATCTATCAGTTTGTACAGCCCAGTCAAACAGATCGTTAACCATTTTCTGTGACACCTTGATAAAATCTTTATCATTCAATTCTATAAATGGAAGGAGAGAAGCTTCAAGAACATTTCTTACAGACTTCTTATCTGACATCAATATAGTAGAGAATGCATCCCTTACATCAAATATTGCATCTTTAAGAACCCCTACAAATGAGTTATCTAAAACATCATCTACAGAAGAGATCATTGTTTTCCTTGCTTTTACCAATTGCATCATCTTCTTGAACACCAAGAAAGGATCATTCATTACAGCTGTGTCAAAGTTTGATCCCTGTGTTACGTGGAACAAATGTTCAGCAAGCTTACCATATTTAACAAACTCTTGAAGAATAAATTGTTGTTGTGCTTTCTCAACTGGTGTCATGTTTTCCCATGATTTACCAACCATCTTTCCAAGAGCTGTCTCATTTGGCAGTTCTGTAATAGTTATTTCTTCACTTGGTTTATACATCTCCTGTTGTTCATTAAAGAATCGATCAATGAACATGTATGAATAACCATTACTTTCTATTGCTCTTAGGTAATCACGAACAATTGGTTGGTTCATGAAATAAGCCACAGTCTTAATAGGTACACCAATCTTTGCAAGGAACAACCATGTAGAAGCTACGTTTGGTGTAGCACCAAGTTGCATAATCCAAGGACCTTTTGCAATATCCACATATCCATCAATGAACTGAGCAATGATGTCAGTAATAGTTTGTCCTTTAGGATACTTTTCACTTCTTTCAGCATTATTGATCATTGACAAAGACGGCATCACTCCTTTTCCAGGAACATTAACAGTGTTGAATTCAGCAAACTTCACTTTACCATCACCAAGCCATTTTTTATCAGCCTCAGTAACTCCTTCTAACTTATCATAGTCTACATATCCAGAGAAGCGTTGGAACTGAGCTTGTAGTGTTTGAGCTGTTGCAGCAATACCAATTGCATACTTACCACTTACGAACGCTTGTCTAAGATCTGTCATAAATGTTCTGCTCAACATGTTTCCTGGAGAAGAATAGTCAGTCTCTGGTCTACCAAGTTTTTCATTAACATCTTTAGCCAGGTCTTGTAATTGTTCTGCAGAGTTTGGTTTGATTAGGTTGTCAAAGTTTGCAGGATGTGATACGAGGTTCTGAAGAGACTGAATGTATTCATTCTCTAAAGCTTTCTTGTACATCTGAGTTGCATACTTTTCTCTAAGCTCTGCTTGAAGATTTGCATCTCCTAGCTTTTCTAGTTCTCTCATCAACGCACCTGAAAGATCTTCGTATTCTGCATAATCTTCCAACATTGAATTTAATATGTCACCATATTTTTCTTCAAGCTTTTTAGGATCTTCTAAACCATAATTGATAATATCTATGGCTTCAAAAAGTTCAGCTTTCTTAATTTTTGAACCCTCAAGAATTTCATCAAACACCTTACTGTAGTAAGCTATAGTTTCTTCTCTAGATCCTTTTCTTTCAACAAGATTGATATTACCTTTTGAATCCTTGAATATATTCTTAAAATACAAGCTGAGCTTATCTATATCAAAGTCAGATCCAGACTTCTGAACCAATTCAGAAGGGATTACAACTGAGTCACCAAATTCTGCAGGAAGAAATCCTTTGATTACAAATGAATCAATTGAGTTTTGTTTCTGTGTAGGAATACGAAATCCTATACCAGACAAAATCTTCTTACCTTCATCTGTGTTTAGATATTTAAGAAGAGCTTCATCTGATAAATTACTCTTAAACCATCTGCCCACCATAATTTCACACACACGCTCACCATCTTTTTCATAAAACTTAAGAAAGTCAGATTGATATCCACCTTTCTCAGTCTTAAATATTCTGTTGCTCTCTAGGAAAGATGATGGTATCTGTACCTTCTGTCCACCAGAAATCTTTGGAGAAATAACTCTTTTATCAGCTATTGAATAAAGAACGTTTTTGATTTGTTGGTAAGCAGGTGTTGCTTCAAGTACAATATCTCCTTTCTTAAATCCATTGAATGCTTCAATGATGTTATCATTAACTTCCCTTTTAAGAACTTCTTCTTTAAGAGTGTTTGATAATTTATCTTTATCTTCTATAACAAAGGACTTAACAACTTTTTTCTCATTTGTTTCAGGATCTACAACAGTTGTTTCAGTTTGTTTGATTCCAAGATCTTTAATGAGAGTGTTAAATCCTTCCTCAATCTTAGCTTGTAGAAGTGACTGATTGTTTTTAATCTCTTTATAAAGCTCAGACTTCATTTTCTCATCTTCACTAAGTCCCATCCATTTTATAAAACGATCATCAAAATCAAGTGTAGGTTCAAAATCAATTGGTACACCTGCTTCCATGAAGTCCATTGTAGCAAGCTTAGTTATCTGAGATCCCTGTGTTACATAAGCTGCTTCTTTAGATGGAACTTCAGCCTGTACACTTACAATACTGTATGGAACAAATGTAACTCCCTGGGGTTGATCTGGTGTAAGTTTCTCATTTGGTGTTTCAAAAGGAGCATCATTAAATTTGTCTCCATTGTATACACTATGTATCTTTTCAGCACCAACCTTTCTACCTGAAGCAAATACAGCATAGTCAATATCCTCTTCTTGCATCTTGTTGTACAACTTAAGAGCATTAGATTCTGGATTGATTTCGTACAATATCCTGAATGATTGTGGAACAAGTGCAAACTTATCTAGAAGAATATCATTATATGTTCTACCATTTCTTTTATTACCAGAAACAATAGGTTTAAGTGGAGTATAAGCACTCATGATTCCTGGATTACCTTTAAGAAACTTTTTAATTTCTTCTTTGCTTGCTCCAGATTTTACAAGCTTTTCAAACTTAACATCAAACTTATATTGCTTCTCTTCATCAGAATTCCATTGTCCAGCACGAAGTCTAAAGTTACGATTAGCTTTAAATGTAATTAAACCACCACCATCTGTGTCTTTATATGGAACATATCCAGGAAGATCACTAACAGCCACTACATCAGCAAGAGTGATTGATCTAAAATAATCTCTTACAAAATCTGTACGACCAATATCATCTTTATCTTGAAAATCTTTATTGTATGTATTATCAAGAGCTTCATTGATTGCTTGAGAATCAGCTATCAGTGGTGTACGTGGAGAAAGGAAGTTCTTAATACGTTTCAATTCATCCTTGTATTGATATGGATCTGAGTATACAAGTTTATGAAGCTCTATGTTGGAAATCATGTAATTGATTGTCAGAGCTTTGAGATTTCTCATCAAGTCTTCTTGAGAGATTGTTTCTTCTTTAGAGAACGCTAGGTTTTCTACACTTGTTCCTTCTTCTGTTTCAAAAATAATACCGTATTGTCTAAGATTGGTTTCTGTTTTTTTAGTTTCTGCTTCAATAAACGCTTTAACAGCTCTCTCAATATCAGGCTTATATTTTTTATAAACTTCAGCAGGAGTGAGACTGTCATTTGTTTTAGCTATGATGGACTTGTGAAGTTTGTCATTATCAAGAATACTCTTAAAGAAACGAAGATCTCTAGAGTTTCTAGTCTTACCCTCATCCTGCACAATTGGTCTATTTTCTCTAGATAGCTCAACTTCTGACATGAAGTATTCTTTGAATATTTCATATACATCCTCGTAGTTATCTCCAGCCAACATGTCTTCACTGATGGCATTTCCTAATTTAGACATCCACTCAATAGACGCATCACCAGGAACAAGGTGCATGTAATATCCATCCAAGTTCAAATTCATCTCTTGAATGATACGTTCTTTTAGAGTAAGCTTTGATGATTCTTTCTTCTTACCATTTTCTTCATTAACTGTACCATCAACATAAGCAGTTTTGAGAAGATCTTGAGTTTCATCTCTACGAGAACCTCTTGGATCATTTAAATTAAACATTCTGTTTAACAAGTTGCTTCCCTTTGCAAAACTGTCTGTAGTGAGATATTTATATTGTAAATAACTAGTGTTTGTCTTTAGTTCATTAATACTACGTATTTTAAACAGAACATCATACAAATCACTAACAGCGTTTGTACCAATAAATGTTTGAGCACGCTCGCCATTAAGATTGAAATACGTACTTTCGAATTCAGGATTTTCTAAAACAGCTTTGATTGCACCAAGATTTAAAAGCTGACCATCTATACTAAGACTTTTAGAATTAAGTGATCCAACATTAGTTGCTTCAATTAAACTGGTACGAATTCCTTGAACAGCATCTCTGAATGCAAGCTGTTGCTTGTCAGTCATTTTTGCCACTCTGGCTGGATCAAATTCTATACCTATATTTGCTAGAAACTTTGTGTAAGTGCTTAAAACTGCAGGGTTTAACTTAACTTGATTGATAGCATCCTGAGGTTGATAGAGCTTTGCCTTCTCATCATATTTCAAATAAATAGGATTGGCTTTTATTGATTTAACCATTGAGTTGGTCATCTCAACTCTAGCTTGCTTAGCAGCACTTGCTAATGTAGAATCACCAATAACTACATCTCCTGAAGGAAGAACGAACACTATTCTTACATCAGCATTCTGTTTTTTAAATGTTCTCCAGAATGATGTGATTAATTGTAAGTCATAGTCATTTTGCATCTGTGAATAATCAATACCAGGTTGATCAAAAGGTCGTCTTGCGATACGTTCATACAAAGACCTATAGTCTGGATTACCTTCAGCAAGAATCCTCAACTTGTTCAACATGTCATCAATGTTGACAGCATCATGAAGCTTACTCATCACTGTAATAAACACTTTGTCAGAAGGCAACAACATAGCACCACCTATGCTTGTACGCTTAATTCTAGGACCTTCAGCAGTCATTTCCATAACTGGAAGTGTTCCTATAATAAGTTTAATTGCAGAGTTTGCTTTTCTAAATCCATCTATTTTCCTAGAATCTCCATAAGGAGTGTCCTTACCTTTATCTTCATCTTTAATTTCTATCTGATCGTTCTCATCAAACTCAACAGAGAAAGTTTTTAAATGCTCTTGGTGTTTCTCAATAATAGCAGCCCAATCTGCTTCAACATTTGTATACAAGAATCTCAAAGCATTAATGTCAGCTTGAGCTTTTGGTAAAGCTGATGCATTAATCAAACCATCTTTAATATTTTGTTCAATCTGTGATCCTTGCCAACGAATAAGCTGTTTTGTTTCTTTCTTAAGTCTGTCGTAAAGTTCTGCTTTATTCAAAGAACCTGTACTAAATAAATCTTTATTAGTCCTAGATAGTGTAGACAATGTGCTGTACGTCATGTTTTGTATAATCTCATGTTGTTGTACAGCAGGGATGTTGTCTAATCTAAATTCAGAACTTTCATCACCTTCAGCTTGATCAATATCAATTATACCATTTTGTGCAAATCCTAGAGAAGACTCATAAGGTACATAGTTTTTATAATACCCATTACCTATTTTTGCAAACAAGTTTGCTGTATTAGTCTGAGCCTTTGGACCATAAAACAATTCTCTGATAAAGTTAACAAGCTCAGTAAACATTCTACTGATAAGTGATTTACCATACGTAGGTTTACCAACATTTTTGTTTGTAAGAACAAAGTCTCTAAACTCTTCAGCTAATTGTTCCTTGATTTGATAAGGAGTGGCATCTTTATAGTTAACTGTTTTTTGAGTTTCCCTATCTACAAATGTTCCTCTCCTCTTCTTGAACTCATCAAGGATTGCTTTTTGTTCTTTTGGATCAGTGAACATTTTCCATACAGCTTCAAACACTTCATGATAGGCAGTGCCCACTTCAGCATTCTCATAAACGTAAACTGCTCCTTTATGAAACATACCCCAAGCTTGCCTACCATTTGTAGCTTGAATAACATTCTTCAATCTGTAGAAAGGAATATTGAAGAAATTGGCTTTTAACCATGCTTCCAACTTATTCCAATCTTCACTTATGTAGTTATTAATTTGATTTGCTAGCATTATACGATGAGCTCTGTCATCAGGTCTTACAATTGGTTCATCATCCCAACCATCTGAATCAAATGGTGCAGATGTATCAACAGTAGGTTTAGCTCCTTCTAAAGCAGCTAGTTCTGCATCATATTGTTTTAAGAAATCTTCAAGAGTATATGTTACTCCATATTTCTTTGCAAGCCTTACTTGTTCTGCAGAAACTGTATTCTCTAAAGGAATAATACCATTTCCAGAAGATTTATCTTCAGTAGAATATTCTACCTTTTCAAAATTTTCAATATCCTCAACTAAATTTTTAGCTCCTAAACTCAGTAGCAAGTCTCTTTGAGAACCATATTTTTCAATAATATTTTTTAGTTCATCTATATTAACAACTTGATAAGTACCTGTTTGGTCATTAATCTTTGTTACTTCCCATCTAACATTTCCTCTTGCATTAGCTGTATAAAAAGCAGCAAATTGTTTTCCCTTATAAGTAAATCTAAACATAGATTCCTCTTGGTCGAAAACTACATGGGTAATCTCTCCTTCGGTAATTTTTATAGGAGTAGATATTTTGAAACCTGCAATTTTTATAGCTTCTGATAAATTAACTACTTCATTTCCTAGACTAGGATTGTCTATACCTGCTATTTTATTTTGAAGTTTATATTTTACAGACTGTCTAGCAGGAGAGTTATTATCTTCTTGCCTTCTTCTTTTTACATCATCTTTAGTATCTGTAACAACAGGAGCTGTTTGCATAGGAACAAAAGGAACTTCAGCAGGAGCTACAGGAGCAACGTATGCATCAATTTGTGGTTTTAATGCAAGCATTATTGAACCAGCAACTTTTTGTTTTATAACAGCTTCTGTCTTAAATGTATCTGTTAACCATTGAGCAGTTGCTTCATCAGCTGCTTCAAAACTTAATGGCATTGTTCCATCTGCTGGATTGTACTTCTTTATATCAGCTGTAAAATAGATTGCACCTTTACCATCTTTTAAATAATAAGTATTCTTTTGCACACCATCTAAAATATAAACTCCTGGAGTTGTTGCAGTGGTGGTGGTGGTTGAAGCTGCTGGTGCAGCTGGTGCTTTTTCTAATTTAGCTATTTCTGCATCAATGAATTTAGGAATTAGATATTTTCCAGAAATGTTTGCAGCATCTAATTCATCATTTGCATCTGCAATCAATGGTCTTATTTCAGCTATGTTAGCTTCTACAGCACCTGGCATCCATGCTTCATAAGCTGCCTCATCAACCACTGCAAAGATTTCATCCATTTTAAAATTGATGTCATCTGTATTAGCAATAAGTTCTTTAACTTCTTTAAGCTTGGCTATCTTAGCTAAGTTGTCAGCAGATGGTGCACCTGGTGTTACTGTAGAGGCTGGTGCTACAGGTGACTGTGTTACAACAGGAACAGGTTCAGGAATAACATAGTCATCAGCTATATCTCTAATTTTAAAATAAATATCTTTCCTATTTACAGCATCTGGATCAGTTTGTGGTTTCAACACTGTTGTAAAAGGAACTTCATCCTTCTTCCTACCTTTAGAAGACAGAAGGAATGTTTGGTAGTTATCCCAAGTGGTAAATTGAGGATTACCATCTTTATCAATACCAGTTATCTCTTTGTATTTTTTATTGTATGCATCCTTATTGGACATTGTAGCATTAGCATTAAAATACAAATTCTGTAACAAACTGATTATCTCATCTCTGTTAGCTTCAAGAGAACTTGGTGTGAATGCGTATGACTTACCTTTTCCAGATATAAACAACCTGGTTGTTGTTGCACCTTTATCATCTGCTACATCTTCAAACCATATATTATTATATCCAGCTTTATCTTTCCTTACCTTTGTTTGTGTATTCTTTGCAATACCCCAATAAGTTACAGACTTTAACCAGTTGAACAACAATTGTGTTCTTTCTGTTTTTAATGTTTTATCTTCAACAGCATTTTTAGTAGCTTGATATATTACATCAAACAATGTAGTGGCTTCTTTTTTATTAAACCTTCTGTTGAACAATTTAACCAATCCACCAGGAACTTTTAAGAACACTCTACCAAGAGGAGTGTTAAACACTACAGATCCATTAGCAACAGCATCGTTTGTTGTAGAGAACAATAACACTCTACCATTTGATAAATCTGCTTCAGATATAAGACCAGATTCTGTAGCAGAAGTTCTTGCAGCATAATCTATAGGACCTTCTGTACCGTCAGGTTTAAGTTGTTTAACGTATTCTGGTACACCAAACGAAGCACCTACACTTCTAGGTTTACCAAGTGTTGTTTCAGCAAGTCGTGCATCTCTCCAGGCAGAATATTGTTCTGTGAGAGCTTTTATAATAGGTTGCCTTGTTTCAGAGGTTGCATCCCTAAACATACTTTCCACCTTACCGTTGTATGTGGCTGTAAGTTTCTTCTCAGGGAACACCTGATAGATGGCGTTGTTAATCATGTCAGATCCTGCAGGGATCACTTCACCAAATTCATCTACAAGAGAATATGTACCATACTCATCTTTTCTAACCATTACAAGAGCAATCACTGTACCAGGATCTGTTGGATAGAGATGATTCATCAATCCCTTAAGTCCAAGTTTATCTTCTGTCTTTTGTGTTACAACAATACCAAATATCTCATCTCCATTTGGATCAATCTTTGGTAATCTGAAACCAAAATTGTTTGCTCTTTTTTGATGAGCTTTACCATCATCAATAGGCATTGTGCCACCTACAACACCATAGTCCCCTTTCTTAGCAGCCGCTTCATAATTCTGAAGATCCTCAGCTATAAGAGTTTCTACATCATCTGTGTTAGTACCAATGAATTCTTCTCTTAACTTATTATCTTTAGCAAAAGCTTTTTCTTCTTCTTGTTGTTTTTTATAAGCAGCAGCAATATCACTAAACCTATCTAATACAAGACTCTTTGCTCTTAATTGTTTTTCTGCTTCACTGATTTGTTCATAGAGCTTTTCTATTTCTGATTTAAGTTCAGCAACAGAACGTTCGTTAGGAACAACATCAAGGTCATCTATTTCAGCAATGTCTCTTTCGAACTCTGTAAGATCAGCTAATAGATTTGGATTAGCCTGTAGATAGGATTGATAATCTGGATAGACACCTTTAAACTCAAGGTCTTTATTCAAGAACTCACGAAGTCCAAGTGGTGTGTATGGAAGATTGGGGTATTTAGCTTCAAACTTTCTAATGAGATCAAGTGCAAAATCAACAGCTGTCTTTAATGCACCTTCTACATTATCAAGTAATTTAGAAAGAGAATTAATAGCAAGTCCAGATTCAACAACTAGATCAGTGATAGCATCTTTCTCATTCTGAAGTTCTTTTAAGAACTCCCTGCTGTCTGAAGGAAGTTCGTCCAACCCCTCAGAAAGATCAAATATATAAGCTTGGTTTATTTCAAGCTGTTCTTTTTCTGCTTCAAGCTTTTCAATTTCAAGACGCAAGTCTTCTTGCATTCTTGAAAGTTTGTTTGCAGCCTTGATTGTATTATTGGTTGTCTTCTTAAATGTATTAGTCTTAGTAAGTTCACCAACTTTAATCTTCTCCTGCAGTTTTGTAAGATCGTTTACAATCTTTTCAAACTGAGCATACTTCTGCTGAATGAGATTGTTAGTAGATGTTAGTTTATCTGAAACCTCATCAAATAGATCACTAAGTATTTTTAATCTATTAGCCCTTCTTGATTCTACGTCTTCTTTTGTTTTTCCAGATGCTTCTCTTTTTTCAATATCAGCAATATCTTCTTTAGTAAGAGTTTGCCCAAACCTAAACACTCCATTCAAATATCCCTTCTTAGGTTTAAATGAATCAAGTCCAACTTCTGTTTCTTTAATCTCTCCTTTTTTGTTCTTATATACAAAATAGAGTTTACCATTATCATCATATACAAGTCTACCAGGAACCTCACCCCCTTTATCCTTTCCTCTATTCCAGTACACTATATTATTCATGTTCCTTAAATAAAAATTTGCATTTTCATTTGTAGCAACATCACTCACTTTATGAAGTCTGTATTCAGCCAATACAGCTTTAGAAACATCCCTCACTCCCCCATCACTATCTTTGATTTTAATTGTACCATCCTCATTCTCTCCAAGAATAGTGAGTTTTGGAAACCTATAAACTTCATATCCTTCTTTGGTCTTATAAATTCTTTTTCCAAGAAAATACTCTGTACCTATTTCAAAATCCTTTTCTCCAATCTTTGTCTTTAGTTTAATTGTACGTTTTTCGGAAACCTCAGCACCTTCAGGAGCTTTGGGAACATCTGGAACATCTTCAAAGTTTTTAGGATTGGCTTTTATTGCATTGTAGTCATCAATAAACTTTTTTCTCCTTAATGCAAGTTCTGCAAGGTCTTTTACATTCTGAACACTATCTTCTATTTGATCATCAGTACCATTAAGCTTATTAATTTGGTCAGCTACATCTTTTACACTTTCTTCAGATAGGTTTCCTGTCTTAACAACATCATCAATTATAGATTGAGCATCCACTCCTGATATAACTAATTTTTCATTTAAGCTAGGAATCCTACTGTCGTAATTTTTAATCTTTGACGCAGCGTATACAAGCTTATCCAAAACTGCATCTGAGTACTTTCTCTTATTGTCATCATCGTATACAGTCTCATACTTGTCTCTGATAGTTGAATATAACCTGTCCATGTCTTTAGCTGTCTCTCTAACATGGTTGATTCTTTCAAGAAACTGTTCTCTTGATTCTTCTTTGTTTACAATGCCACTAGTTTTTAACTCATTGAAACCATCAACTGTCATTGCCTGACTTTCATAAGCAGCAAGCTCACCATCAACAGACGCTAGCTTACCATACTTAACTCTTGGCATAAGATATGAGAACATGTAATCTGCCTCATAATCTTTTTCAGAAAGTTTATCATTATTGGCAATAGCATCTTGTCTCATTTGTTGAGAACCCATACCTATTCCAAAATACTTTGCACCATCTTTAAATAGTTGAGGAAGCTTAGTTTTATTAAGCGCAACTACAGCAAGATCTGTGTTCTTTCCTTTTTCACCACCAAGACCAAACAGTCCTTGTTCTCCAAGTGTTCCAGATTTACCAAACCCTATACCTGTCTTACCAGTTTCTTCATCTGTATATGTTCCTACAATTCCAGATTGCTGAAGTCCACCCGATAGTCCACCAATAAGGATGTTCTCCAAGCCCTCTTTTGTACCAAGAGTTTCTTCTACTCCCTCACCAAATACATTCTTTCCCACCTCATTCATTGACTGAAAGAATGATTTTACGCCTTCTTTATTTTTATATGCTCTTTCAAAATAATTATCTACACCTGTTTGAACAGCAAACTGAGCACCTTCTTCAAATGCTTCTGATGGAGCAAATATCAAAGATCCTACACCTCGTGCACCATCAACTAGTTTTCCAAATCTTGTTCTTGCAACAGTTTTTGTAAAATCACCACCAATAGCTTCCTGACCAATTTCATTGATCATTGCCTTATCAGCTCTTCTTGAAGATCCTAAGATTTTAGGAAGTTGAATGTAGTTTGTACCTGTAAGCAACATTGTGTTAAAGCCCCATGTGTACATACCTATTTTATCAGCAAATTTATTTATATCTTCGAGATCTTTGCCTTCTGGAGTTTTACCATACAAATCCCTATACTCATTAATTGCTTTGTTTCTAAACTCATTTAAATTTTGCAAACCTTCTATAGATGCTTCTCCAAAGGTTCCCATTGCAGACGTAAGGATTCTGTCTGAATTTTTTAATAATGAGGAGGCAGGAGTTCTTATATATTTTTGTGAAAGAGAACCTAGTGCAGATTCAATTGCATTATATTTCTGAAGATTAGGAGACTGTGTCATTGCAGCCTCTACAGCTGTAGCAGCTTCCATTCCTGCACCTGCTTTTACCAATGCATTTGTAAGTCCTATACTTTTAAATACAGAAGACCAAGCTGCACCACCTGCAATTGCACCTAAAGAAAATCCAAGGTTTTTAATAATCTTATCTGACCAAAAGTTTGCAGTGAGAACGTTGTTTGGAGAATACCATTCAGCATTTGTTTCCGCTTTCGTATAATAGTTTGGAAGAACATCTTCCAATTTCTTGGACATGTTATCCATCTGCCTAGTAACATCATTATCAATTAATGATGCCAACCTTTGTTCAAATACAGAAGCTAGAGTTCCATACAATAAACCAACAGTACCAGATGCAAAAGAGGTGGTTGCACTACCTAACATCTTAACTGTACCATTTGCCAACTTATCTAATGATGATTGCTGTTGACCAGCCATTTCCTCATAATCAGTACCAGGTCTAGTTTCTGGATACCTGTCTCCAATATAAAATGAAGACACAGGAATATCTTCAATTGCTGGCTTTTGAGCATTCAGTTTTGCTGAAAAATAATCATTCACTGACATTCCTGGTAATCCATCTTCTGCTGCTGGAGCAGATGGAAAAAAAGGAACGATTGGTGTCTTTGGAAGATTTAACGCTACACCTTTTCTGTTTATGAGATTTTCTTGATCTGGCATTATTTTTCAGTTAAAATCATTTTAGCATATGTTGAATTTGTGCTTAACAAAGCACCTACAGCAGCGCCAAGACTTGGGCTACCTACTAACTGTCTAACTTTTTCATTTTGACCATCTGTAACATATATGTATGGATAATATATTCCACCATTTTTTATAATGTTGCCTTTTGCACTAAATCCTGAATTCTTTAATTGTCCAAAGTCTTCAGCATCAAAATATGCGTCTCCTTGAATATATGTAGATTTTTCTGCTGGACTAGCTGCAGAGCTACTTCCTTGATTGAAGTTTAGTTTGTTTCTTAAAGCAGCCACTTCTCTTGTTTCATACAAAGTGTTTACATCTGTACCAAGTTTAGCAGCTTCATCAGGCTGCAGTGTCATCCCACCTGCCCTACTCATATCATCTTTATTGTAAGCAACTATCTCTACACTTACGTTTCCATCAGCTCCTATTGTAGGTTGTACATCTAATGAAATTTTATCAGGAGCATCAGCACCTGCAATTGTTTTAGCAAAATCAGCAAAATCACCAGAAGCATTTATTCTTCCGCCACTTTTTGTACCATAACCACCTGTAAACCCTTTCACCATGTACAAAAGATTCTTGTCAGTTTCACTATCACCAGTGAATAATTCTGAACGCATATTAGGTTGTATGTTGTAATTTTTTCTAATTACATCAGCTTTTGCTTTTAAACCACCTGCAAATTGATCATTATCAATAACCTTAAATACTTTTTCAATTTGAGAGAATGGATCAGTTGTATCGTCACTATACCTAATTAGTCTGTAAGCATCTTTCAATCCAAATAAACCTTTTGTAAAATCTGTCATGAACGAAATAGGACCACCCCTATATGCTCTTCTTCCAAGATTATCTTCAATAAGTGCATCTGCTAATTCTTCTTTACCTCTTGCTCTAAGCCTACCTAATGCTGCTGTAGAAGCTTTTCTTACACCCTCATCTACACCACCAGCTGTACCTAGTACAGACAATCTACCTTTTAGATATACAGACAAATCGTATATATCATCTTTAGTCATATCATATTCTACACCACGCAATTTGATCTTTTGATCTTTAATATCTTTTAGCGCAATTTCTCTAGATATGGTTTTTCCATATAGAGCTTCTGTTTGAGCATCTATATCATTTCTAATATCTTTCTGAGTTTGGAATCCCCTTAATGATTTTTTATATACATTATATTGATCTACAAGAAGAGGGTTCTTTTCTTTTTGTTCAGGAGTGAGATTGTTATAATTGGTTATTATCTTTTGAGTGTAACCTGTCATAAACTCTTCCAATGGAACACCACGCCTATCAGCTATTTCTTTTAATATTGTATACTTAGCTTCTTCTGGTGACTTGCCACTTTTTACTAAATCAGAAAGTCTTTTTTCATTTGATACAATACCAGCACATGCTTGATCCCAAACTAAGTTTGTTGAACTTTTTGAGAAAGTGTCAGCGGCAGTTCTATAATCTTTATCAGCTAAAAAGATAACATCTGTATCACTAAACTGCTGACCTTGTGTAAATCCACTAGTATCTTCAGGAGTACCGAATCCTTTGGCAGCATTCTTTTTACCTTTTGTAGAAGCGTTTAATACAGCAATATTCCATGCTTGGGATAATTTTTCTCTTTCAAGTTCTTTTGTTTCTTTAAACTCCAATCTTTGTCTAGCTTCTGTTTGAGCCCACCTAGATTGTGCGTTTGCTTCTTTCTGCACATCAAATTGAGCTCTCCATGCAGGATTCTCCATTATCTGTGTCTTTGTCTTAATCTTTCCAAACATTGTGGAATATCTGGAATACACATCATCCTCATACAACTTTCCTCTAATTGCATCAGGATTATCTTTTACAGTTTCTAAGTATTTATCGTAGTTAGATTTTACAGTGGCAAGTCTTTGTTCAACAGCATCTATCTGGTCTTGTACATCTTCTCCTGAAGTCTTTTTAATATTTAAATCAGCAAGAGTGTCATTATAGTCATCTATCAAATCATCTCTCTGAGCAATCACTTTATCTGCAAGTCCAGTTTCGTCATATCCTCTATAGTTATATTCACCTGTAATACCTAATTGACGACTCACTCTAGGATCAGAAAATATTTGAGATATGGTTTCTTGAACCTTTTTAGGAAGTCTTCCTTCTTTCTCAAGTCTTGTCATTGTTGGAGAGTACACAAGGCTTTTAGTAACTTTTCCAGTTCTTGGATCTTTAGATTCAATGGTCATGGGTTTACCATCTTCTCCAAGTTGATAAATCTGATCAAAGGAATATCCGTCTGGTTCTACAGCATCAAAGGTTTCTTTTGCAAACTTGAATATGTCAAAATGAGGAACATAATCAGCTGAAAATTTTTGACCTGCCTCATCATTATTTAACCAATCTGCTGCTCTTTTATCAAAAGCATAAATATTTGAAGGATCTGATTTTCCTTCATCTGTATCTTTTTGTATTTTTTCTCTCTGTTTTCTATACCATGCTGTAGAACTTACAGCATTCACCACCTTATTATCTTTACCAATTTGACTAGCCATTCCTCCTACAGAGTTGACTAATTGGAAGTTTGAGAAGTCACCAGCAGCTACAGTTTTTAACTTGCTTCCTAGTTCATTAAGTTTAGATTGAAGATATTGTTTATCTGCATCTTTAATAATGTCCAAACCAGCAACTTTGTCTATTTGACCTTGGATTCTTTGTACCCCTTCTTCATACTTCTCTTGCTTGTACGTACCAACTTTCAACATGGCTTCTACTGGAAGCTGTTGAACGTAGGGGTTAAATTGTGATATTGCGTCTGTATATGAAGCCATGTCTGATTAAGTTAGCAAATGTAATTTAATATATTATATAAACCAAGACATCCTAACGAAACTTGGTAACTTGGTATAACTGAATGAGTTAGAGATTTTTGATAGCTTTTACAAGAGAACCATTTTTACCAGTTAATTGTCTTTTGTTTCCTTTCTTTTCTTGAATATCTCTATATTTTCTAGCAGTTTCTAATTCTTCAGGAGTTAAGCTGGCTACATCAAGATTGAACTCATAAGGAGCATTTACATTAATAGCCTTTCCATTAGGACCAAACCTATAATTGTACATATTCTCATAAACTCCCAATGTTCTGTTCTCTAGTTTATGTTTAGCTATTTTGTCTGCTATAGAACTAAGAGCTGCTTGACCTTGTGCTTTTGTAGCTGATCTAGCTTGAGATTGTTTTTGTTGCTGTTGATCTAGAATAGAAAGGTTCTTAAGAGTGGCATCATTAAGCACTCCTATGTTTCTATTGAACATTCCCATTTGCATTTCTTGGTTAGCTCTAAGTTGTTGTGCAAGAATAGCAGAATTGGCTGCATATTTCTGTGCAGCAAGAGCTGCTGCAGCTGCTGGGTTATATCCCATTTGCCTCTGTAGAGCATTGAAGTCAGCTTGGTTAGCATTCAGTTGATCTTGCATAGATACACTATATGGTGTTTCTAGCTGAGGTTTGAATGTTTGTGCTTGTACAGGTTCTAGTTGATTAGTAGCAAGAGCCATTATTTCTGGTGAAATTTGACTAGCATCAAATGGTTCTTGATTACTAGGAGTTAAGTAGGGTTGAACTTCTCTCCATAGATTCATCAAGTCACCATCTTGTCCACCTGAGTTGGTTCTCCATTTAGCATCCATTGCAGCTAACTCAACAGCATTGGGTATACCAGTGAGCTTTTGTAAATCCATAGGGTCTAATCTAGGTCCAAGTTCTATAGATCGTTTGCGATGAAGTGCATTTTGTTCTTTTTCTGTAAGATTTTTATATTCTTGAGGTCTAAACTCAGGACGGTCTTTGTAAAGCTGTTCTTGTTCAGCTGCTAATTCTGCTGCTGTAGGTGGTGTATATTTCATAGTTTTAGCAAGCTTAGCCAATGCTGCAAGTTCAGCTTTAGTAAGCTTCTTTTCAACTTTCTTACCCTTTTGAGCTTGTGTAAACTTACCACCAAACTTAGCCATTTCTGGATCTTCTTCTTGTTTAATCTTACCCTTGGCAAGTTCAGCACTCTTCAATCCAAATTCTTTTGATGTATCTAGAATTGCATTTTGGATTCCTGCAAGAAGTTCTTTTTGAGCAGCAAGTCCTTTGAGTTTCATATTTGCACCATCTGCAACTTTAGACAAGCTGTCAAATTCTAGTTTCTCAAATGGTGTTGTTGGATCAAGTTTTGATAATTTATCAATAGCTTTCTCTAGAATAGACACTTGTCTTTTTTCTATCTTACTAAGATCGTTTGCATAGTTCTTAAACTTCTTACCTTTTGCTTTTGGATCTTTAAGTTCACTTACACCATAAGAAGGAATCTTCATATCACCATAAACAATCATACTAGTTTCCCCAGTGGCTCTATCCATAAGTTCTGTAGCTGGTTCACCTCTTTCCACTTCAACATCAGCATCAGCTTGTTCTGTTCCATATTCAGCATAATCAGTGTAGCTATCGTGACCACCACTACCATACTTAACACCAATTCCTGTATGTCCATTTCCATCACTTTCTTCATGTGACTTACCCCTGAACATTACAGTTTCTCCAGATCCTGGGAGATGTGGATTATAAGAAATAGGTTCAGCATATCCACCCCATGTAGTTTTAAGTTGACCACCCATAGCCATTCTTTCTGTAGACATAGCTTGTGCGCTAGGAGGAGCGTAATTCTTTAAATGTCCACCAGCTCTAAGAGTGTCCATAGTTGGGTCAGGTTTAAGAAGATCTTTGAGATTGTAGCCGCCAAATTGTGTAATCACTTGTGGTTGCCAATCGTGACTAACCCATCCACCATCTTCCATGAATGCAGCATTTTGATTTTGCATTCCTTGTGTAGCTGACTGGAAAGCAGTTTGTCCAAGCATCTGTTGATTCTGTTTCATACGCCTCTCAGTGCCCATATCTATAAGTCCACTACCAACATCACCAGCCACTTGTGCTGCATCTCCCACTTTATTTGCAAAAGCCACAACAGCTGCTCCTGGTAATGCTTTTAGAATATTACCACCTTTCCTATATTGTTTCACTTTATCATTATCGTTCAATGGTGCATATCCAAGATCCATATACATGTCTCCAGGATTGTACATATTTTGTATCTCTGTTGGATTACCACCAATACTTGCACCATATTGAGCAGTTGCTTGCATTGGGCTATATCCTGTTCCATAAGAAGAAGAAACTTGATTAGGATCAATCATTGCATCTTCAGGACGAGTGTACCTACGTTTAGTTTCTTCTGGTCTCATAGAAGAAGCTTGTAGTGCAAGCTTACTAAGAGCACCAGATTGTCTAGCTTGGGCAGCTTGATCAATTGATTGTTTAATCTGCCTACCAGCATTTATAACCTTACCAATAGGTTTAGCAAAAGGACCTGTTAGTTTTACAGCTTTATCAATAAGTCTTCCTCCTGATGTAGTGGCTAAAGAAGTAGGTTGTTTTTGTTGTGGTTGTTGAGCAGGTTGTTGACCATAGTTAGGATTTACACCAGCATCAATATTTGCTCCAGGATTACTTTGATTAAACTGATTTGTAATATCATAATCTGATTGTGCAAATTGACCTGCAGAAGGCATAGATATCAATGGTTGTCCAGTTGGACCATTTTGATATTTAGGAACCTTACCACCACGTTTATTAACTGGAACTCCTTTAAGCATTGCTGCCATCTTAATTGCTTGTCCAGCTTTTTGCATCATGTCATTATTACCTCCTCCTTGTTGAGGAGCTGATGCTATTGGACCTTGATCTTGTTCTTTTAGATAATCAATCTTATCCTGCATTTCTTCCATTTGGCTGCGTACACCAATTGATGAATCAATGTCACCATAAACTTTACCAAAATTAATATTTTGATATCCTGTAGAATCACCGCCAATATAGCTTCCCATCTCTGCCTGTGGAGGATTAGAGAAATCTGTAAGCTGGGTTAATTGTTTCTTAACCATGGCAGCACCCATCTTAGCTTTTTTGAACTCTTTTGGAAAAGCTCTCTTGAATGCTTCTTCTGTAGGATAGAGATAGTAAAACTCTTTCTCAGATTTAACACCAGCAATTTTTAAAATGTCTTTCTTCATAATATTTTGTTGTACAGGTTTTTAATTGTATTTATCTAACCAACCACCATTTTTCTTAACAGGATATTCTGTAACTTTCTTGCCCTTGAATTTATAATTATTAGGACTATTAGCCTTCATGTGTTTTACATCTCCTGCATCAGAAACACCTATGAGGTCTTGATCAACTCCTTGCATTGTTATTTCATTAGAGTTTATTTCTACAGGCTTTCCCCAGTTTTCTGGATTCCAATATCCCATGTCATCTTTAACAGGACCTCCATCTTTTTTAACAACTGCTCCAACATTCGGTCTTTGTACATCATTGTGGTAACCAGAATAATACGCACTAGGCATATTAGTTCCTATCTTCTTATTAAACGCATCGATATGATGGTTTAGTAGTGCAGATTCTAACAATTGGTTTTGTAGCTGTTTAGTGGCAGCTGTAGACCTCGGTGTACTATAACGTGATTGTTGTGGAATTGGAATGTTGCCAAACCTGTTATCAAATATTGGTTTTATTTCATTTAAATATTGTCTTCTATTTATAGCATAATTACTAAGTCCACCTAATGAATTAGTTTCAGTTCCTATTTTAAAAGGTGCTCCTTCATGAACTGGAACAAAATCTACAAGATCTTTATTTCTAGCAAGCAGTGATAGAGTTAACGGATAACTATCTGTACTTAAACTATGTGATCCTGTATAAAACTCTCCTTTATTTGCAGGATCACTAAATACATTTTTTACAGCGTCTATAATGTTTTTTCCTTGTGTACGTGACTCTCTGTTCAATTCTGTTATATCAGGAATTGATAGATATGGTTCTATTCTACGTTTGTCTGGATTCCATCTTCTTGCCATCATGTCAATGGCATTCTTTGAATTCCAGTTATACCACTTATCGTCATAATAAGGAGCATCTATGACAACAGTGGGCCTAGCTTGTTCACCAAGAGTTGATAACTCTTTAATCTTTGTTTTAATATTATCAGATAGCTTAGAGGATGGATTTGCATATGTATCTGCTAATGAAAAAAGATCAGTGGCTGCAGTGAATTCAGCCATAGGATTATCTACGCTCTGTCCACCATATGATTTGTAAAGTTTTTCTAATAATTTATCTCTTTCAGCATTTGGTAACATCCTAGCATCAAGATCATACATGTAAGGAAGAAGATCTCTTGGAGCTATGTTCTTGGCATTCTCAATTACAAATCCCATTCTATCTTGAAATGGAATAGATTGATCTAACAAACCATAATTTGTCTGAAGACCAGTTATATTATTAAGATATTTAATTTGTTCAGAAGTCAGAGCATTGTCTGTAGGATCTATTGATGTAATCGATTTTGCATATCTATCAATTGCATTTAAAGGAAGATTAGGATCAGAAATTGCTTCTGCGTATCTTGGATCAATTATTGATCTATTGGTATTTGAAGTTACAACATCACCCACTCTTCTGAAAGCCTCTTTAGCCTCTGGTTCTGTTAATAAACTTTTTACTTCATCCAGTTTAGATAAAAAACTAGAAACTGAACCAGGATCTCGTTGAGTTGATTTATAAAAAGGCAATATTGCAGAGCTCAACAATCCTTTAGTAGCTGCTTTTTTTCCTAGTCCTTTTAATACGCCTTTTGCCAAACCCTTTAAACCAAATGATGCTAAGTTTGATGGATCAGCAATCATTTCTTCTAAGAATCCTGCTTCGCTAGGTTTATTAAGCAAAGCATCTGTTGCTGTATATCCTGGTTTATATGCACTTTGTAAAAGTTTTCCAGGAACACTCATTGCGTAATCTGCAACATTCGATAGAGTTTCTGTACCTCTTTCTACATTTCTAGCTTCCTCGTACGCTTTGTTTCTTTCAAGAATTTCTTCTTTACTTAATTGTTTTCCTTTAGGAGTTCCTACTTTAGGTCTTTCTTTGCCTGTAGCGTCTTGTATTGTTTTTATCTCATCCTTTGAATATCCCTTCTTTAGAAGTTGGAATGTTGACAATGGGTTATCAAGTTTAGCAGTTTCTTTAGCAAGTTTTTCTTGCCATCCTGCTTGGGCTTTTGGTGTTTTACTTCCGTTCATACTAATATTTTTAGGAGTCCAATCTAGTCCTTCTTGGTAGAATTTCATTTCTCCACCGTTCTGTTTCTTTGACAAGTCTTCACTTGGTGTAAATTCAAATATGTCAGAAGCAGCATCAACAAAACTTAATCCTTTAAAAAAGGGAACTCTTCTTGCTACCTTTCTAAGATTCTTTGCATATTCTGGAGTACCAACAGAACCAAGTACTCCCATAAGATCAAGACCTGCATCTTCTGCTGTAGGTGCTCCTGTTGTTCCTAGTGTAAAATTAGCAATAGCTGAGGGTATGCTTATGAAAGGGTTTGGAGAGAAAGAACCAACTGCTGTAATTTTTTCTGCAGTTTTATCAAGTCTGTCTTGACTTTCTTTTAACTTTACTCCTTTTAATTTATTTAATAATGCTTCCTGAGGAGACATTCTATAAGACTGGTTCTCTATAGATTTAACAGTTTCACGAGTCATTGGTTTTTCAGTGATAACTGGTTTAACCCTTGTATTATCTGAAACAGATGCACCTTTCTGTGCACTTGCTAATGTTTTCTTTGCATAAGGACCATTACTAGGCGCACCTACACGTGCGTACATAGAACCCACTGCTCCTGCAAGATTACCACCAAATTGCATAGAAGGACCACCCCATGCACCATTGTAATCAAAGCCTTGATCTGTCAATCCACCCATTGTTCCCTCAATACCATTCTCTGCTTGTGGCACATAGTTAACTGGGTAGACATATCCACCTAATTGTAACTCATCATCATAGGCATCTAACCACCCTTGTGTTTTCTTCTTTGCCATTATTTGTAAGAGATTTGGCTTGGTGTAATGATAAATTGGCTTGTTAGGTGGACATTAGATTTGTCATCTAGGATGTGTCTCACCTTTAAATCTTTAGCTCTTAGAGGTTCTTTTTTGAAACTACGTTTGGAATAGTCCATATTAGCTTGGTTTACAATCTTGTCTATGGACATAGACTCACAAGTTTTTGTAAACAAAGGTAGGGATTTATCTTTCACCAGTCCCCAGAACGTATTATATTGATAGAAGTTATCACTCTTTGTATACGTAATTGTCTTACTATCAGTGTTGTATAAAGGGTATTTCAAGTATTCTTTCAGGTTGTTCATGGGTTTAGCAACAAGTTCAAGCACACCTGTACTCTGTTGATCATTATAAAGAATTGCTTTATTAAAGTATCCATTGATGGATATTCTCCTGTTGTCATTAAATACACCATCATCTGAAGATAGATAGGTGTATGCTTTTGTATAGTCTTTTACGTTCTGCAGAATCTCATCATTGTATTGATATGCAAAAGGATATTCAATAATGTATGGTCTGATGCATCCGTAATAAGTGTTGTATATAACAGGATTAGCAAGATGTTTCCAGATGGATGCTGTGTTAACTTCTTGAAACTTAATAGCTGCTAGTTCAGGTTTAGTTATTGTTGTAACAGAAAGGTTCCATACGCTACCACAACAATTAAGTCCTGTTGATGTAAGAACAACCACTCTCACAGAATCATCAACACTAAGAGCAAGCCCTGATATCAGAGTGCTCTTAGGGACATCAGTAGCAAGTATGTTTCCTCTATCGTCAGATATGGAAAACATAGTCACTCTTTTGCCAGCCTTTTTTAACTTTATGATGATTGTCTTAGCCATAGTTGTTTATTTACGGTAGTGATAAATCAATGTAATTTGTACAAAACAAACTTGTCGATTTAACTCTAACAATAGTGGTAGTATCAGGAATAACTGTTGATAAATAACCAGCTTGCAAAGCTGATTTACTAATTCCTGTTTGAAAAGGAGTTACATATCCATCTATGTTTGTATACAAATTAAAAGGACCTGTATCTGCTCCTGCTGTTGTTAATGTTATGTTTGCTGAAATTGCCATGTGATTTTATTTTATGGAGTTACGTCAGTTACATAAGCTATGAAAGCATATGTGTTGCCATATGTTAATGTAAATGTATAAGTTACTATTGCAGGACTAGGTGTACCTGTTCCTTCTGTAAGTCCTTGATTTATTATTTGATCTGTGTATGTAGTTGTTACACTATTAATCGTTGCATCAATGTACGGTTCATACTGTTTAGCACAGTATTGGAAACTAGCTCCTGGGTTGTAGATGTAGTAATCATCCTTCACTATAGATTTTATTGTAACAACTGTTCCGTGTGGAAGATTAAATGTTTCTGTACTTCCAAAAGAATATATAGTTCCATTAACCTCAAACCATGTGTCAACTGACCATCCAATTAAACTATCAGGACAATTGGCACTAAATACACCTGAAGGAGCTCCTACAGTGAATTCTACTAGAGGAACAATAGTTCCAGCAAGATTGCAATTAAGAACATCTATTTCTCCAGCAAGAGTACAATCATAAACAACTGGAACTTCTTCAGCAGCAATTGCTTCAAGGTCGCAACTGTCATTTAATCCAGAATAGAAGAAGTTGTTCTCAGCGATGTACCAATTGGGAATGTAACTGTGGAAACTTACCCAGCTTTGTGTATTTACGTTATAGGACAGTGTCCAAGACTTGTTACAAAAATAAGTAACATCGGTGAGATCAACAAATGTTTTTACAGTGATGTTACCAAAAAGCTCATTTATATAGAACTTCTGTAGAGCAGCATCATATTTAATATTATTTGACAGAGGAATATAATCTAGTTTAGATATAATAACCCTATCATACTTACTGTCATAAACGCCATGTAAACCAACTCCATTGAAATGATTGTCTGTGTTTACAGTGGGGAAATATCTAAGAATCTCAAAAGCCAAATGGTCTGTAAAGAACCTGTTCACTCCAGAACCAAATGCTGTTAAATCCATAGCTTGGTTACCTGTTATCAAGAACACTTGTCCTCTTTTAGCATCTACAGTTATTTGTCCTTGTGGTATCTTTAGAAGCATCTTGTTCTGGCTTCCTACATATCCTAGATCTGTTTCTGCAAAATCAATTGGAGGAGCACTCCTAAACAATGAATCATTTCCTAAATAAGCAGCTTGAGGATTGCTTGTATTAATTGTCAACATTGTGTTGTACAACAAGCTCTTGTTTTCAAATCTAGCAAGTACAGCTCTATTCTGAATACCATCAAGAGAAGTAAGTTTTCCGTAGTTCTGTGGAAAGTCAAATGATGATACTGGTCTGTAGATGAGCCAATTGTTTGCATCACTGTCAACATAATTCTCTTGTCTATCTGAATAGATTGCTCTAAATGGATAGTTTGTCAAACACACGTCCTCAGTCCAATTAATAGGAAGATGAGAAAAAAAGTTCTCCTTGTTCTGTTTAGAGAACGTTGGATTGTAATAATATGTATTGTCTTGAGCAATAGTTACAAAGCTTTCCTGCAACCATTCATCAGGAATACCTGTGCTCACGTGTGGGTAGAATTCACCCTCCCTATTATTAAATGCTTGCCTAAGGTCTACATTCACTGTCGACTCACAGTAAAATGTAGGAATACCATAAGCAAACAAATAGAACTTACCATCATAATATGTCCTTCCAGGATTAGGTTCTGGAGGAGCAGGTAGTTGACTATTTGGACAATCAAAGTAATGAGCCTTGATTGATATTATATTCTTGAATGTTATAGGAGATGGTGTAGAACTTGCAGGATAATCATAAAGAATAGATCTAGATGAATGCCAGTATTCTGGATAGGCAACATTACCTATTTCATCATAGAACACATCTGAATCATCAGGAGCCCCCACCCTATTGTCAATAAAGAATGGAAGTTTAGTTTTAAAAGAGAACTTGTTAATAAATGTGTCACCACCAAATAATGTTTGTGTAGGATCTGTATTTGAATTCAACATCCTTTGGAATCCTGTATCAATAGTTTCGTAAGAATAAATTTGTCCCCACTGATTAATGAATACATTCTTTATTGATCCGTAGTAACAAACAGTTGTGATTCCAAAAACATTCTCAGGTTTTGAACAGTTGTCAGTTTCTGGAGTGTTAGAAGCAACATACCTAGACTTATCTTCAATAGCACTGTCTCCAGTTGGTGTGAGTAAGTTTGGAGTTTTACTTGGGAAAGGGAGAGCTGTCTTATCTTCATCTGTTCTCAAATAAACAGATGATTCTCTTTCAAAGTTATTTATATTGTAGTTATCTCCTGCAGATTGAACTCCAGGAATAAGGTATTGTGATATATCAAGAGTTCTTTGTTTAACTCCTAAGTTATTATTAATGTTAGCTGAATAATCATAATCAGCTATGGAATTATATGAATAGGCATAATTCCTTCTAGTGATGCCATTGATGTATATCTGTAGATATGTTTGATATGCAGTGAACATCGCTCCTGAATCAAATGTACCTGTAATATCAGCAATTGCCTCACTAGATGACAAGGCATCTTGTTGTGCCTGCTTAGTTATTAATTTATAAGTTGCATTCTTTCTAACTTGTACAAAATGCGCATCTCCTTTACCATAAATTGCATTTTCAAGCTTTAATATGTTTCCAAGGAACGGTTGTCCAAATGATGTCTCTGGAGAATTGAACACATGTCGATATGCAGATTCGTCATTATTAAATGCGTCAAGGTTATCAGGATAACAAAACTCATTTGGTCCATCACCACTTACAGCTACAAGTGTTCTAGTGTATCCACCAATACGAAAAGATACAGTTGGTTCAGTTCCAACTTCAACTTGTATTGTTCTAGATTGAGCAGTGATTAGAGTTATGTATTCTGTATCTAATGTAATAGGATCAACATAACCAAACTTAACAATAATACCATCACATTTAATAAACCATGTATCATATTGAACTGAATTTGGCGTTCCTGTAAATGTTCCAGAAACAGCAACAGGTCTAACGAGAGAACAAACTGTATACTCTCTTCCAGCAATCATTGTTTCACTCACCGTATTATTTACATAACAATCTGTATATTCAAAAAGACCATCTGTAGCACACGTAAACACCCACGTAATACATTCTTGATTGTATGCATTGTTCTTCTGAAGAAGAAATGGGTCTTCTCTTAGGTCGTTATATGGATAGTTGGGAAAATAGTAATCTGTTTCCTCTCGTGTATACTTACCTACGTTCCTAAGAATACCTTTTGCTACAATAGACTTGTTTGTATTCCTGTCACCACGAACAATCTTAAATCCAACAATTGCATCTTTCTGATCTTGTGTCAAACTAGATGTAGAAATAAACTGCGCAATTTGTTGTGCGTCCACTCTAACACCTATTGGGAATATAGCCCTATCTTCAATTTTTAGTTGGCTGTATGTGCCATTAAGTTCAATTGTAGGTGTACCACTTTCAAATATAGGACTTACAAGAACATCAGGAAACTTATGATGTCTAATAGGTTGGTTCGCAAGAGTGCCCCAAACATTCTCATTACATGGATAAACTTCTGTAGATTCCCAATATGCAAATTCACCATATTGGTATGGTGTAGCATTTCCAATATTATCTCCTATAGCTGGTCCAATTACAGAAGCTGTGTTGTATATTTTCCAATAAGGAGCACTTGTACCTTCTCCAATAAAGTCAGGATTGGTACTATGCACCTCTGGTTGAATAAGCTCAGTGAAAGATATTTCTCTACCAGGAATATGAAAACCATCTGTCTGTTTACCGTTCCTAAGCAGGAACACAATTTCAAATGCATACACTTCATCTCTGAGATAGCCTCTGAGATTGGTTGCATTTAACTCATCTGCATAATCTTCATTTGCAGGGAGTTTATAAGTTTGCCATTTAAGATCTATTTGATTAGCAATCTGTTGATAGTTTGTTCTATCTACAGATGTAAGATTGTCCCAAACAAGAACATCTTGAACAGCTGTTAAGTCTTGTGCAATCTCGTAATATGGAAACTTCTCAAATATATCATTAATTGTCAGTCTGATTTGTGTTACGTTCTGACCAGTGTATGTTATTTGATTACTAGAATCATCTATGAAATATGTTCCGACAAGCTCAACAGATGTAATAGCGTTTACAGTTTTTATCACTGCAAGGTTGTAATATTGGTAGTAACCAGTTACATCTATATTACTAATGTTCAATACAATAGACCTTCCTACAGGATAGTTAAAATCAGCAGTGGTAAACTGAGGATTTGCAATTGGTGTAGGATTGGTTACAGAATAATAGGATGTATAAGCACCACCACTAGCATCACAATATTGAATAGCAAACTGATATGTTCCTGCAATTAGATTTCCTCCATTGATAACATCTACAACTTCAAGCTCAGGAATATTAAAGTCTGGCTGAATGTTTAGTTTGTTACAATCTATTTCAGTGGTTGTTTGATTTTCACAAACATCAGTGCCTGGTTGAATTTTGTAAGGTAGATTATCAAGATCGATATATCTCCTAGAATTAAATCCATCTGTCCAATACACTTCTGTAGAGCAATTAGTTATCTTGTGTACAGACTTGTGGATTGGATGGTTGATGTTAAAATTAAGACATAATGCGCTGATTAGTGTTTTGTAAACACAATCGTTATTATCCATATACCCAATCTCAGAAGCTCCTGTGTTAGGATTGGTGAGAAAGAATATATGTTTGGCTTGTTCAACAATATGGTGTGTACCAATTAAATGATACTCTTGGGGAAAGTTCAGACATAGTTCATTACCTGGCTCATTCTGATAGTTAACAGAGCTAGCATCAAAGTTTTCTACAGCAGCATTCAGGGCATACGTAAGTTTACCTTTCTCAATTTGATTGACCGTTTGGTCCATATTGAGTCCAGTTCGAGCAACATTGTTCTCCTGAATTATATTTGATTGTTGTTGATCAGCCATTGTAATTTATATAAGTTATCCGTTTCTTCTCCAACCGTACCTGTTAGTTCTATTAGGTAACTCGTACATATTGAACCTGTTCAAATCTTGAACTATTCTTCTTTGTTTAGCATATACATCTTGCTTCTTAACTTCAATATCAGCCATGATGAATGCCTCATCAGCAAGTTGTTTATAGTTAACCATCTTCTGTTGAATCTGGTTAAATGTCTCATCGTTAATCTGATTTGTCAGAGTTTCAAACACTTTATATTTAATAAATGCTTCGATGAATTCTCTAATACGATAGTTATCTGGAATCATTTGATTGCCAGCATTGTCATATTCGTATGCATAGAACACCAAATGAACAACACCATTCCTAAAGTTTGTAACAAACTTGTTATCCCTAATGTCAAAGCTATCAGCAGAAGAACTACCAAGATTTGCACAATCCAAAGAACAATGTGCTTTTACAGAAATGTTTCCTGGTTTAAGTAGATATTGCCTTTGTACAGAACGATTAATTGCATTGTTTGTTTTGTAGACAGCTTGAATTAACAAGGGTAGGCAACTGTGACCATCACATTGAGGATCTGTACATCCTGCATTATTACATGGAGTTCCTCCAGATATAACAGGACTCACTTGAATTGTTGTCTCTGATGCAGCTTGAGAATAAAAAGAGTTTGCTGATTGGTATGGTCGTGCATCTACAGATGTACACATCCATGCTTCTCTTACAGCAAAAAAGTTATCTGGGAGCCTTGCTTGAAAATCTTCTACATCAAGATAGGTTTCTTGAATTTCATATGATGATCTTCCAAGTTTTCTAAGACATTTATCTGTGTATGTAGGAAACAACAAATCATCTACTGCTCCTGTATCAAAATAGGATTTAAGTTCCTCTTTAATGATAGAGAAAACAGGTTCAGGACTTACGAAGTTATATTTGTAATAGTAGCTCATTTGTTTATTTTTGCCATTCTCTATAGATGTGCTGATATTTTTCATCAGCTTTGATGTAGTGCGCAAGCATTCTTGATGTAACTCTTGATGGTTTAAAATACCAAAAGTCTGTACCTTTAATTCTCACTGTTTCTTTGAACCACATCCATCCAAAAAAGTATCCTTCTGTGTGGTAGTTGAAATTGTAGATGATTTTTCCTTTAGCTTTTGTCTTTTGCCAGTCTACAGGAAGATTAACAAACTCATCATTGAGTCCTTTTTTCTTTCTTCTTTTCTTCTTTACAATAGAGAACTCTCCAAATCCATATGGGAGCTTTTCTCTATTTCCTGTCTCAAGAATGTAATTTCTAAATGCTTCGTTAAATGTGTATATTATATCTTTCCAATCATCAAAACTTAGTTTGATCTCTGGATGCTTCTTGCAGAAGTTATTGTAGTTTTCTTTGCTTGCTGACCTCCAGTCTATCTTTGTCCTCATTAACTAGTTGGTTTAACGTTTGGAGCTTGTCCGTCCAAACCATCATCTGCAAGATCTGTTTTAATTGAGAAATAAGTAGACAATAGTTTTTTGGTAGTGAGCTCTAGCACTTGTGATTGTAAATATCCAGGAAGACCATATGGTTTGTCAAGGGGGTTCTTGCAGAAGTCTTCTACAATAATGTCCTCACCGCAACAACATTCTGGATAAAGAAGCTCATTTGGAACATCTGTTTCAAACAATGCAGATATTCTGATTGCTCTCAGATATTGATTGTTTACATATAGATAACCATTCTGAATCCAATAGTATTCTTCATTCTTGATGATAGGAAGCTTCAGGAGATTTATATATCTATTGATTGTAATCTCTTTGAGTTTCTTTCCTTGACCACTCATTGCGTTTATAGAATAAACACCCTGAATAATATATTGATAGTTTCCTTCAGATATACGAGGCAGTTTATACCTACTTCTTGAAACTGAACAAGGATCTACATAATCACAACATTCTGAAATAGGAACTTGTATCATTTCAAGACATGGCAATGTTGTAAAAAGAGTGTCCGTAGCCCAGAGCTTTCTGAGATTAGTTTCTCTCTTGATAAGAAGAAGTGAATTATTTTTAACTTCAGATGCTATCACCCTGTCAGTAATGAGAGAGTCAGTGGAAAGCAACTTGTGCATACCACGTACATCTGAAACTAATTTTCTTAAAGTTGACATTATAAATATTGTTTGAATATGTTAGTCATTCCTTGTTCAAAGTCTATAAGGAATCCTGTAACCTCAGCTCTTACGCCCGTGTAACCATTCTTCTCATCCCAAGAGCTCTTAGCATTTGAAAAGGCAGGTATTTGATAAAACTTAATTCCACCAAAGTCAATGCTTATTTCATGATGCTTGTCTCCAGTGAATATGTAGAAGTTCTTGTTGTTTGACCATTCTTCTCTATATTCTATTGGAAATATGCTAGCAAGCTTTGCAGGCTTCATAGCATCTCCATGATTGAACATCATTGCTGTTTCTCCATAACTTATATACTTTCTGTATTTAGGAGAACAATCAAATGTAACTCTCAGATTACTTTTGAAGTATGCATTTAACCAATTGATCATATGCCATCCTACAAACTCATCATGGTTTCCAGCTACATAAATAACATCTACATTAAATGCTTTCTCAAGAAGCATTGTGATCATTTCTATCTCATGATTACAAATCTTCTCAAAAGAATCATGATAGGTGAGAATGTTCTGTTGTGGAGTTCCTTTAGTTGTAGTTCCTGTGAACTCGCTATTAAATTCATCAGACCCAATGATATAATACACTGTGTCTACATGATTTGATAAACTGGCTTGGTCTACAATAACTTCCACCTTCTGTAGAATATTAGAGAACCTTTTGTTTATATTATTGTTCCCATCTATGTCAAACTTATTTAGATGAGAGTCTTGTTTATTAATAATTAAAGATGCTAAAGGCTTTTCAGTGTTTTGTCTAGGAGTTGGTATTTCTTTAGATGTGGGTTGGTATTCTTTGAGAAACTCAATGAATGAGTCTTGGAATAGTTGCTCAGTGGATTTCTTAGCCATCCAAGCTTTAACCTGCCAATGAGGAGTTTTACTATTTCCCCAATAGTTCTGAACATATTTAGTTATTTCCCACTTCTCTGTATCAATCTTTGATTTTACAATAAGCTCATCAAGAGATTTAATTTCTTCAGCAGAATTGAAAATCACTTCTCCTACACCTCTAGCAAGATCTTCTTCATATTTAACCACAGCATCTTCAAGAAGACCAATATAATCAGATGTTTCTGCTTCAGTTCTAATAGCTTCTTTTGACTCTTTAATTTCTCTAAGCAGACTCTCTACTTCTTCTTCTCCTATTCCAAGCTTTTCTGCATAAAACTTCTTGCTCTTTTTCCAACTCAATAATTGTTGTAACTGGTTGAGAAGATATTGATTATCAGCCATTTATAAAAACTTTGGTTAAATTGAGGTAAAGATAGGAACAAATTTGAAATATACCAAATTATTTTAACGTGGGTGGTTATATTGGTTAACTGGTATAATTAAAAAACCCCCACCCTAGAAAGGGCAGGGGAAGCCACCCTGTAAAACCAACAAAACAGGGTTTTTTAATATTTTTAACAATCACTCACGATTGCACAAAATCTAGCACGAGCAACTGCATCAGTTTCTAGTACAGTGAGGATTGTGTCTACAAGTTGTGCAGGACAAATCTTAGTGTCTATTTTTTGAAGAGCAGTTGTAAGACAATCATTATTTGAAACACCTGAACAAGGAAGGTTTGGACCTGTGTATATAATATGATCAGAACCAATTGTTGTAACAGGACCACATCCAGAAGGATACGTAGTGTACACAGTTACTGTATTCTCATAACAAGGCATTCCAGGAACACACGACATATGAATAAGTTTATGGGATGTACATAATATAGTAACAAGCAAGAGTAGGTTGAATATTACTATGAGCCAATCCTCCACCAGTATTAGCATTAGTAACAGCAATTGTTCCTTGAGTGCCTCCAGTTTTACCAACAGTGGAAGGGAATGGGCTAGCGTTCATAGTATATTCCAATTCAGTTGGAGAAGCTAAATTAAGAGCTCTTGCAACCTGACTAACTGAATCTACAACAATATCTGTAGTGTTAACAGTATTAGCATACTGGTAGTGGAAGTGTGTATCTGTGACAGTGGGAGTGTGCGTATGTGAAGGAATCTGTGTAGCATCAAGTGTAATTGTATTAGCTCCATACATTGTATCAAGAACAGCATAGTTAGGATTACCTGGTGTTGCAGGGTTAACTGCAGCATTTAGAGCACCTCCAGGAACAAGTTGAATTGCTCCAACAGGAACTCTACCACGTTTATCTGGTGTACCATTCTGACCATTACACAGATAAATATTAACCCAATTACCAGTTCCTGCTCCTGTAGAATCAAAGTTTGTAAGTGTTCCGTAATACTCTACAACTGTGTATGGAACCATCTTAGTGTAATACTCTGATGCTGTAGGTGAGCCATCAAGATATGCTTGTATAAGAGTGTCAAGATCAGAAAGCTTAACATAGTTTGTATCTACATCAAGAGCAAGTGCTGCAAGGTCTACACCAAGAGAACAAAGCTTATTAATAACAGCTTGAACAATAGCATGTGTGTCAGAACTAGCTGTTACGCCTGTAAGACAACCTATTGTATAATCTGCATTAAGTATGGTGAGAGTAGAATTGATTGATGTAACCTGAGTCTGAAGACTACATGCTGCTTTAACAAGAGCTTCGAAAAGCTCTACAGCTGTAGGAGGAGAACAGATAGGTTTACATGTAGGTAGATAATCCACTACAAGATCACAATATGCTGTTGGGTTGATTGTAATGTCTATTCCTGTTCCATCAAGAAAAGAAACTACAGCGTTAATCAATGCTTGCTCAACAACAAAAAGACTATCACCAGTTTCTATAGATAGCTCTTCGACAGCGCTTCCTGTATATCTTACACATTTATCAGACGTTGTTTCTACACAACCGTTATAACAATTATTACAACTCATTTTATAATTATTTATGAATTAGAAGTTTAACTCTACTAGCTATCATTGCAACTGTATAACAAGCTGCATATTCTGGATTACAAAGTTTGTTTACCAATATTCTTTTGTAATTCAGAAGATCTCCAATCACTGTTCTAGGGAAAGGAAGATTGAGAATGAATACGATGTTATTATATTGATTGTTAGCCAACTCTGTTAACCTACAATCAATGTCAGCAATGAGCGCTTGCTCTGTTGTACAATCAATACAGTTTACCAATCTTGGATATAACATCTTTGAATTTTTTAATACCTTTTTTAATTGCAGCATCACAAGCTCCACATAAACCGTTAATTAGCTGACAGCCGCATCCAAATTTTGCTCCACAGTTTCTACATTGTGCCATATTATCTAAAATTATTAAGATAGTTGGTTCCAGAACAACCACAGTTGTTCCTTATAAAATTATCAAGCATTTTATTTGCTTGCATATACAGTTTATTAGATGTCTCTACAGCACAATTGTTTGCTGCTGCAATCGATCCTTGTATGAAGTAGTAGATGCTATCAAGCTCAACTCTTGATTGTTGCTTGATGGCAAGATCACATTGCATCATGTCAAGTTTCATAAATGCACTATCAAACTTTTCCTGTATCTGTTCAACACGCATGATTGTCTTATTGACATAATTTGTAAGTGCAGGAGCAACTGTGTATGTCAAATAGTAAATTCCATCAGGAAGTGGTTGTAGTGGCTCACCAACAGCAGACAATCCTAATGTTGTAGAATTGAACAAATTGAAATCATTTGGAACAAAAGGAAGTGATACAGGAGGAAACCCAGGAACCGTAATTTCAATTGTTGGTGATGTTGGTACACCATCATACACAGATGAATCAGCTATACCTAACGTGAGGACATTGTGAGTGTCAATAACTAATATATCTAATACGTTAGCCATGTTATTTAAAATAAATGTGCCCGAGGATTTGAGAATATCCTCTCTCACCCTCAGGCACAGGTTATATGATTTGCGTTAATTACTATGCAGGAGTTCCAAGTGCAGCTGCAAGGATTGCGTCAACTGAAGTTGCAGCAGCAGATCCTTGTTGAACAGCAATGATTACCATTGAATCTTCATGAATGTAATCACCCCACTGGTATCCAGACTTATCATACTGATTAAACTTAATGTAATAAGTATCATAAGTTGTACCTGCAGAAACCCAGCTTTCAAAGTTCTGGTTGTAACCAGCCATCCTGTAAAGATGCTTCAAATAGCCAGCTTGGTAGCTATAGTAGTTCTTTTCAAGTTGGATAATTTCATCAGAAGTACCTGAAGGGTAAGATGAATTTTGAGTTACAGTAGCTTCAGCTACAATGTTACAAGCATCAGCAACAATAAAGTCAGCTGTAGTTGCAGGTCCACTGTAAACAAATGTGCGGAAGTACATCCTGTCATATTCCCAAGGGAATGCAGCAACGTCACAAGGCTGACCATATCTAGTCAAAGGCTTTCCTTCGATCTCAAGAACACCAGGAGTAGGTTGAGAGAACTCGTAGAAAGTGTTGAAAGAAATGTTGTCAGGATTGATGCCAGGAGCAGAAGCTTCAAAAGCAGCAATGAATTGATTAACAAGAGCTACATAATCAACTTCAGTACAAGGATCTGCACCACAGTCACAGCAAGGAGCTTGAATAGTCACGCTACGAGTGAAACCATTGAAATACAGAGTGTCAATGTAAGAAGAGTGAGCACGAAGAGTCATAGTAACAACATCACCACATTTTACATTCCAGTTATCAACTTGGGTAATTTGTGTCAATGCTGTAGCATTACCTGAAACTTTGTACCATTCAGTAACATTAGAACTAGCAGGTCTAATTGTTTGTGCGCTTCCTGTAAGAACTACACTTCCGCCTGAAATCTTATCAGAACGTTTAGAACCTTGGAGATAGGTGTTAGTCCTACCTTGTGCTACATAAAAATAAGGAGATGTAGCAATGTTACCAGCAGTGGCAACAGAATAATCAGACTTGAAAAAACCCACCTTTCCAGGGGTCAAGTCTTGCGTAGAGTCAGCGCTAGCAATTGTACTGCCAACTGGCACTACGAATAACGTAGTTAGAGAAAAATCTGCCATTTTGTTTTATTTTAAATTAATGAAAAAACTATTCATTTGTTTGTATCCTATACTGTGCATTTTGCACAGCAGATGCATTTTCAGTGTACATTGCAAGGTTTTGAACTGTCAAGTCTAGAAGTTCATCTTCGAGATAGGTTTCTAGTTCACAATCTTGGTCGTACGAATCTTGTCCATCTAACATTACGTATCCTTCTTTATTGATATAAACAGGATAGCGCATGTATGATATGTAGATTTTACTTGGTTTAAACGTACCATCTGTGAATATAGATATCTCATCAGATGATATGAAATTAAACGTTTCTTGATATTCGAAAGATGGTTTGTAGTGATCGTTGTTCAAAAGAAGTGACAAGTCACCATGTTTTGCAAGATCTCTATTGATCCATATTGTTCTATCCTTACACCTTCCTTTATCAGCAAGTATATAACTATCAATATAAAACATATACTTGGGATCTAGCTCATGTAGGTATGCGAACCACTGATTTAGCTGTGTGTTCTTTAGAGTTAGATTCAGAGGCTGATGAGCATAATTTACTACCAAACTCTGAAGGTCTTCGTAACGTTTCTTAAAAGAATCCATTCCTAAACCACTCACTACACTAAATCCATCAACCTTTTGCTTTATCAACTTTATCTGAGCCTCATTCAAGGCTAAGATTTTATCTTCAAGCTGAATCTGTTGATGTTCGTTAGTCGATAGTTTATTTAGTTTCTGATCAATTTTATACAATAAACTATCTACAGGTATCATACAGATGCTAGTTTCTTAGTTTTTAATTTTTGCTCAAGAGTGAGTAGCTCATCTTGATTATCTTCATCAGCAAGGAACTTTACCAATCCCTCATCATCAATTGCCACTTCATATTCCCCTTCGTAAATTCGTCCATTAGGTTTAACCCTATATATAGAATGACTAATTGCTTGTCTAACAAGATCTTTAATATGGAGCAAATTTTCTTTCATGTCAGCAAAGCGGTTGAACACTTCAACTGTAGAAAGACCTTGGAATTTACCTGTTTTGAATTCTGTCTCTTTAATGACATTATCAACAAGGTTGTATACAACTTCTTCTTTAGTGTTGTCTGTAACAGGCAAGCCTAACAAACGAGCAACTTTACGCTTCTTCTCAGGAGTCATTCCATCGAATTTAGCAATTGCTCTGTTAATGATTTGCTTTTTCTTAAAGACGATTGCATTTTCTATTTCATCATCTACAACATAAAACTGTGTGTCAGCAGGAAATTCACCACGCTCCCAAGCTTGATAAGAGCTTGCAATTGTAGGGTGTACCCTGAGCCATGAGAACGCTAGTTCTTGGAGAGGTTGATCGAGATCGTAGTAATTATCCCCATCAAGAAGTTTAACTGGTTGAACATGGAGTGCGTCGTGTTGTGAAAGTGACAATCCACTGTTCCAAAACTGTGCACGAGGACTAAGATCAAGATTCAGAGCTGCCTCAAGTTTAGCCTTAAGAGTTGTTACACGTTCAATCTCCAATTCTTTTTCAGTAGGATCTTGAATTCTCTTGATGTAAGATGCTTCAGGATTAAGTCCTGTCCTATATTGACCATCAAGTTCTTTGTAAGGATATTTAAAAACTCCTGTACCAGGAATCCTTGTCATACCTTTTTGTGCAAGACCACCTTGCATCGTCTGAAGTTGTGAACTGCTATACTCTTTTTTTAATGTAGAGATTTTTCCAATTTTGCCCATATGTAGTTTTTTAACTTGGTTTTAAGTTGCAGAGTGGTTCCACTGAAGGAGTAGCGAATGGGAGACACCCCAATCCAACACTCTGTAGTTTGAGAAGAGCACCCCCACAGGGAACGTGGGGGGCAATCTCTTCTCGGTATAATTGTCCAAGGATACTATCCTTGGAGGGGATCCTTAGAATTGTGGGATCTCTTCAATCAAAACTGTACGAGACAAGTCTTCAATGAATACATCACAACGGTCTTTCATCCAGATTTCATAACCAGGGAACTTGTTAGCACTTGACATACCCTGAGACTTAGCAAAGCCCAAGTGATGACGAGTACCATCGATATAACCCCAAGTCATTGAAGGTGCACCCTTCATCCTTACTTCACGGATGTTGTTAACCATTGAACCATCGCTCATTGGAGATACATCAAACACCATGAATACAGGAGTAGATTTCTTGTTCTGACCAAATTCAAGGTTAGATTGTGGAAGATCAAGTTCCTTCAAGTGAATCAGTTCAACACGACCAGTCTCACGAGTAACCATTGCATCGAATGCAAAGTTGTAAGTGATGTGCTGTCCTTCGCCTTGGAGATACCTGTTACCAGAATCAGCCATGAAAGTCAAGCCAGAATTCAAAGCATCTGTCTTAAGAGCTTGCTGGAATACATCAAAACCAGCTTCGTTTGTATACATTTTAACCCTACGGTCTTTAACATCCACCCTGCGATAGAACAGATCACCAAAAACTGAACGGATAAGGTTTGCAGTGAATTCACCACGATTGTATTGTACCAAGTTACCATTGTTACGCATCCTGTGGTAAACACCAGCAGAGGTACGCTTCAATTCTTGCTTAGAACCATTAGTCTTAACAGTTCCAGGCTTGCTCCAAATCATACGCTTAACTTTCAACTCAAGCATAGACTTACGCATCCAGAACTCAATGAATGGTTCCCATTTAACATCATTCCTAGTCAAAGGAAGTTGGTTCCTACGCTGTGGAGCGTAAACCAGGATGTCCAAAGGTTTGCCAGAAGCATCAACCATCATTTTGTCATCAGCCCACTCAGTGATCTTGTGCTCATAACCATATGCAGAACCAAGAGATTCAAACATAGTGATTTGCTCACCAAGACGAGGAAGACCAAGCAAGTCTTGATCAAACTCACCAATTGCAGCGTCAACCAGCTCAAGTTCAACACCAATAGCGAGGAACTGAGAGCTTACGAAATCAACTGTAGGATTGTCACTTACCAAGGTGAAGCTGTAAAGGTAGCCCATGTTCCAAGGAACTGGATCTTTAACAACGTAGAACCTAGGACCATACTGACGAGTACCTACAGAAACAATTGCATTCTTAGAGAACTCATTGGTGTCAAGAACAAGAGAAAACTCTTGACCATCGATACCAGGCTTAGTAAGTTCTTCAGTAGCCAAAGGAACATCGATGATCTTTGGAAACTTGTAAGGAACTTGCACCTGCCACTTCCATGCATCACTATTGTTGTCAATGTAATAAGGAGTGGACTTGTTAATCATGTCCAAGAAGTCATTGCTGTACAATGAACTTTGAGTGTAGAGGCTGATGATCTTTTTGTCATAATCAGCAGGCTCTGTGCTGTGGAAGCTTTCAAGGTGGTTAGAGTCTGTAAGTTTACCTACAGCACGCTTATCCATTGAAGCAACACGAGCATACGTAAATCCAGTTAAACCTGGGATTGTTTGAATTGCCATTTTTGTGTTCTTTTATTTTTTAGTAATTATTGAAACCAAGAGGTGGGGGTAGATGACTTGTTAGATTTAATGGACGATTTAGACGTTTGTCTTGCCACTTCACTAAATAGGTCATCTGACTTTTTACTGATTCCCCTCTTTTGAATGGTTGATAGTGTTGGATCTGTTTCTAGAATTTTCATAAGCAGCCCCATCTTCACTTTAAGTGCATGGTTTTCTGGTCTCTTCAATTCCAAAATTTGCCTATCAAACTCTGTAAGCTTTTCGCCTGAAGAGGTTTGATATCTGTCAACCAAAAGGAAATCTTGTAGTTCGTTAGCCAATTTTGGATTGAGGGGAATGCCATCAAATTCCTTAGCTTTAAGTTTATCTTGTAGAACAGACTGTACGT